GTGGTGTTCTGTGCCTACAGGAGAAAAACTTGTCACTGACGCTGCCGACGCCCTCACCGCCCTGCTGGCAGAAAACGAAGAACTCAAAGAAAAACTCTATGACGGCGAAGGAGTAAATCTTGTTGATTACTGGATGCAGCAGGCTAAGATCGAGGAGAACGGGCATAGAAACTGTCAGGCCGAGCTGGAGCAGGTGAAGCGGGAAAATCTTGTGCTAAAGGAGAAAATATATGGAATGGAGAAAAATTAATGGATTTGAAAGATATTCCGTGAGTTCAGACGGACAGATAAGAAATGACGAGACGGGATCTGTATTATGTGGCTCAGAAGTCACTGGTGGCTATTTACAAGTTATGCTTTCTCCTGGCCGAAAACACAAAAGGGTACATAGATTAGTTGCAGAGGCATTTATTCCAAATCTGATGGGCAAAACGCAAGTGAATCATAAAGACGGAAACAAGAAAAACAACCAGGTAAACAATCTTGAATGGGCGACAAGCAGTGAAAATGAACGCCACAAGATTGATGTTCTTGGTAAAAAGTTCAGGCCAGCTAAAGAACACATAGAGAAACCCCTGCCATTAGCATGGGAGGCAAGCCGTAAACCTGTTATATGCCTTGATACAGGTGTGGTTTATAGGAGTTGTACCGAGGCAAGCAAAGAAACTGGCGCAAATCGTTCTTACATTGGGCAATGTGCACTTGGGAAAAGAAAGACCGCAGGAGGTTTGCGCTGGCAGTGGCGCGGCCAGAAGGAGGAATGACATGGGAAAGCATATTACCATTTTTGACCGGGAATATTCGCAGGAGAAGCAGGCAGAAGGACTTGCGATTTCCGAGGCCGTGGCTACTGGGAAGTGTAATGAATGCGGATATCTCAACCAGTGCGAAAGTAATAGAGGCTTTCGGTTCCCGGTGTTCGCATGGTGCCAGAAGCGGAAACATCAGATTTTGAAGAGCTGGGAGGAATGAGCGTGGAGCGATTAACTGTATGGAGAAAGGACGGGCGAGCGTCAATCGCGAACAGAGATGGGGCTACGCCGTTGCAGCAGACAATGAAAATAACGGATGTTATAGACCGCCTCGCCGCCATCGAGGACATTCTGGGCGACGAGTACGACCTTGACCGCCTCCGCGAACTGGCCCAGGCGGACAAGGAGTGCATTTCACCGTGTACATTTTGCAGGTTCAATCCTCCGTCAAGTGGTGATGGAAAACCGTGCTGTATGTGCCCGGCTGTGGCCGCACTACGGAGGGAGCAGGAATGAACATCGGGGATAAGGTAGTCTGTGTGCTGAGTGGAGTATGTGGGGCTATAGTTAAAATTTATACCCCTACTGCCAGCGCACCACAAATCATGGTTAAAACAGGAGACGGCAGACTGTACCATGCCCCATATAGCACGTGGAGGAAACAGGAATGAAGGAGTACATCGAGAGGGAGGCTGTGAAGAACCTTCTGGATCGCTATGGGGCAACCGATGACGCGCCGGCGCTGATTGATACCATTCCCACCGCTGATGTTGCGGAGGTGAGGCATGGCCATTGGATTGCCGAGCAATTCCAGACATTAATCCCCGTAGAATATGACGAATTTGGGGAGCCTGTTCTACACGATCATATTGTGTACCGCTGCAGTCAATGTGGAAGGGTAAACCATAAAAAAGAGCCATATTGTAACTGCGGTGCCCGCATGGATAAGGAGGCCGGGCATGAGGCTGATTGATATTGATGCATTGCCAAACTATAAGTTAATAGGGACAATGGCATTGGGGAGCGAAAGAAGCCCTGCTGAACTAAGAATAGTTTTATGGGAAGATATTAAATCTATGCCCACCATCGACGCCGCGCCTGTGGTCAGGTGCAAAAATTGCAAGCACTTCAACCTCCAAACGCATGAGTGCGAAAACGAATCGCTTTCAACTGACCATGAGGGCGGAGCTTCATACAGCCTTAATTTTTATGATGATGACTTTTGTTCTTATGGAGAATGGAGGGAGGCCGACCATGAAGTTTCGTAACCCTGAGACGGGGGAAGTGCTTGAAATTCTGTCTAAATGGGACTTTTTCTATGGGCAACGGGCCGGAAGAGAGCTTTGGGCAGATAAGCCAAGAGACGTGCAAGACCAGGACATAGCCGATTTTAACCGGGATATGGAGACGATAACAAACTGGGTCCACGAAGCCGCCCGCCTGATGGGGTACGAGGTGTTGGAGGACGAGGCGGAATACTATAAGTTTGAAATCCGTCTTTGTGATACCAAGATTGATAGAGATTTTGAGAAGTTTACACTTCCGTGTTTGCGTAAACTGTCTGAAATGTTTGTCGGTAAAAACGGTTTTGTAGGCCAAGGCAGTATTGCAAAAATTCTTTCCACAGTAGTCCTTAAAGGGAAAGACGGCGAGTGGTTTATCAAGGCCAATGCGTCCATCAAGAATATCCCGGAAAATTTCAAGGTCATCGAGGAAATCAAGAGCGGAAAAAAGAAAGAAGTCAGCATTGGATGCTCAGTAGCAACAAGAACTTGTTCTATTTGCGGAGATAGTACCGGGAGTTGCAATCATAAACCCGGAGAATATTACAACGGGAAACAATGTTTTATGGAATTGAACGATCCAACAGATGTCTTTGAATGGGCGTTTGTTGCGACACCGGTTAAGGAGGAGGCCAACATGGACAAGCCGCCCGACCAGCAGGCCAAAGCCGACGCGGGGACTCTCTCAAAGAATGGGATGATCTCTACCAATAAGGAAGGCGGGCAACAGCATGCAAGACCTTATCGCTCTGAATGGCTCCCGCCCCGTGCCCTCTTGGCGGTATCACATGTGCGCTGGGAATCTGAGGCGGTGCATGGTTACAGTGAGGAGAACTATAAACTCATTCCGGCAAAGGAGCATGTTGGGCGGGCGATCACGCATCTTCTGGCGTGGCTGGCAGGTGACACCTCAAATGACCATCTGGCGCACGCTGCCACACGGGTATTGCTTGCCCTGGAGATGGAGGAGGAAAGCAAAGATGAATAGAGAAATCCTTTTCAAAGCCAAGCGGCTGGATAATGGAGAGTGGGTAGATGGATTCTACTGCTGTATTGGGCCAGCCGGTCAAGAAAAGCACTACATTATTCCGGAATATGCCTCTGCGTTCTATGGAGTTGAGGTTGACCCCTCCACGGTCTGCCAGTACATAAACGTTGATACACGAGAAGAGTGCTGCACAGGCTTTGAATCCCACAAGATATTTACGGGTGATATGCTGGGCGAATGGGGAGAGGACGAAGACGGTAACGAGTGTATTTGTATTCTCGGTATCGTGACCTATTGGGAGAGCGAAGGGCGCTATGTGTTGACAGACAAAGATGGACTGTGCAACGACTGGACGCTGGAGGATGAGGCACAACCTGTAAACTGGCCGAAGCTCATTCACTGCGGCTCCATCCACGACGGGGAGGGCGGGCAATGACAAAAGAAGAATCACTGGCATGGGTGAAATCGTTAAAGCCGGGAGATATCGTGATATACAGCGGGTTTGGGGTTGCGGGAAGGATTCAAACTGCCAAAGTAGAAAAAGTCACTCCATCTGGTATTGTCAGGACCAATCGGGGCAGTTTTAAAGAATCTCCATGGAGCTGGTCTGGAAGAGTAGGCGGCTATGGGAAAACACCTGGAGAGATTAGCCCGCCAACGGCAGAATTGCTTATCGAGGCAGAGCTTCAAGAAGCGGAAGATGCTGCTGAGAAGAAGCGGCGAGACACCATCTACAAGGCGCGGAACCTGATTTCCGAACTATATTATAATAGATTCCGTATCGACTATGACACGGCAGTTGAGATAATCAATGTGTTAGAGAGGTGGCGGACAGCATGAGCGATTGGATTAGCGTCAGGGAGCGGTTGCCGGAAGTGGGGCAAGAAGTGTTGGTATACTGGCGGAATACATCTCAAAAAGCGGAACATTTTGAATTGACACATTACACAGGGGACCATTGGTATTTACTTGACAATACAGGCCGACCTTGGATTGAGGTTGTTGCATGGATGCCCCTCCCCGAACCACCAAAGGAGAATCAGCAGCATGAGTAAAAAAGTCAACCCCCGCAGACAGCCGGCGTCAAAGGCAGATGTAAAACGGGCTGAGCTTCGTGGGCGGGATGATGGCATCAAATTCGCAAGCACTCTATTCTTGATGGCCCTGCGCGATAAGGAGGGCTTTGATCTGGAAGCTCTGCAAAAGGTCTGGAAAGAGGTTGGAGATTTGGCGGACAGCATTGCGGAAGGCTACTGCAGCATCGAGGATTTACATACCGTCTTAGAGTCTGAAGCGGGCACTAGAATTGTGGGAGGGATAGCCCTTGAATGAGTTCCCGGATAGGCTGAGGAGGCTGAGGGAGGAAAAAGAGCCTGGGAAAAATGTTGATATTGTATCGCAATTGATGGGGTTAAGCCCCAATATGCTTCGGTCGTATGAGAATGGAAAGCATGAACCAACATTATCAATGCTAAAAAGAATTACGAATTATTATCAGGTTAGTTTGGGATATTTTGATGATGATGTAAAGCCATAAACTTTTATTATCATACACAAAAACTTAGAGATTCCACAATATATTGTGTTTAAGACGCTGAATCTGTGCGAAAATGGGAGTGTGGGGGCGTATCTCTGCACTCCCACTCCTTTTCCCCTCTGCCCGGAGGTTCACCTCCGCCTCCGGGCCTTCCAACAAGCGCTATCCCGCTGAAAACTGCCGTGTTTGCCTGTGCACGGGCCTCCCAATACGGTGTGACAATCTAAGCGGGAAGCGCATATATGCCTCTCCTCGCCGCAGAGGCGGGCGGTGGCACCAGATGTATGGCACCACAGGTTAAAAGCAGACGGGCCTTCCCTGTGCGCTGTGCGAAAGCGGCAGGGCGAAGAAAATTATTGTTGGCTGACCCCGGTCCTAATAAAACAAACGGTTCCGACTGACGACACCAGCGGAGGGGTTGAGATGTACCGTGATTGCTATACGATGAAACTGGCCTACCCCTGTGAGGCTGACGGATGTAGGTGTGGTTCCGGCTGTCTTAGGACAAGGCCGGATTGTAACAGGACGGCTGACGAAGATTCGTATAGTAATTGTGATGTGATACCGCATAGCGGATTACATACCATTGAGCGGTGGCGGAATAAGGTAGACGCTATGGTGACGGGTAGAGTGGCACCTATTATCCTGCTCGCGGTATGGGTATCGTCCCTCGGGTTTGCAGGCCGCAGTAATGCGCGACGGGCGTTAGACAGCAATCCACTCATGTGAGATGCAAATCCTCACCCGCTCAAACAGGCAACCCAGCCGCTTTAGTGCTGGAGCGGTGCAGGGCTTGGGAACGCTTACGTCTGCACCAGAATAAAGCGCCAGAGATTGAGCCCATCACTCTTGAACTGGGCCTGAGGCCGGCGGACAGCCTGACCAAACCCGCGAGATAGCCGGTACGACCGGCTATATATGCCGCCCCGCAGTTGCGCGAGACGGGGGCGGGGATAATGGGAGGAAACGCATGGCGGGGTAATCTCCCGCCGTCTCTCGAAAAATGGTTGAATACCGGGGATAGGCCGACGGGCCGAAAAGGGAGGTGCCACCTTACTCCTCTTCCCTGGGTCAACATAAATGGTGGAAACGAAAATTCAGAAAGGCGGTATATCCATGAACGACTTGATGATTTTTAACAACCCTGAGTTTGGGGAGATTCGTACTGTGGGATTGGACGGGGAGCCATTGCTGGTTGGTAAGGATGTGGCATTAGCACTGGGTTACACGAACCCACAAAAGGCAATCCGTGACCACGTTGATGATGAGGATAAGACGGTGAACGAAACGTTCAGCGTCAACGGGACACCGATTGTACTTATCAACGAGAGCGGCCTGTATTCCCTCGTCCTTTCCAGCAAGCTTCCCGGGGCCAAGAAGTTCAAGCGCTGGGTGACGAGTGAGGTATTACCCAGCATTCGCAAGCACGGTGCTTACATGACCTCGGACACGATCGATAAGATGATAAACTCTCCGGAGTTTGGCATCAAACTGCTTACTGCGCTGAGAGACGAACAGGATAAGAGAAAGGCGCTGGAGACAGAGCTGGATAGGAGCAAGGAATGGTATTCCATCAAACGAGTAGCACATCTGAATGGAGTATCATATAAGGTTTTTGACTGGCGGAAGCTCAAACTTGAAAGCCAACGACAGGGCTACGGAGTGAAAAAGATTTTTGACGCCAATTATGGCGAAGTCAATACTTACCATGTAAACGTGTGGGAAAAAGTTTACCCCAATATGGAACTATAAGAATAGTTGACAGGAAGGTGGTGTTATGGCTGCACGGCTGACAGATCGCCAGAAAAAGAAAATAGTGGCTGATTATCTGGAAACCGAGAGTTATAACGCCACGGCAAAGATGAATGGTGTATCAAAGGACACGGTAAAACGCATTGTGCTGAATTGCGAAGGATTCTTCCAAAAAGCGCAACAAAAAAAGAAACAGAATACATTGGATATGCTTGCCTTTATGGATTCCCGTAAAGAGAAGATGCAAGAGGCAATAGACCTTCATCTTAATGCACTGACGGACCCTGAAAAGATAGATGATGCTGGTTTGTCTCAAATTGCGACTTCCTTCGGGATCATCGTTGATAAAGCCACAAAGAACACGGCAAGCGGAAACGACAGCTTAAACAAATTGGATGGGCTGTTAAAGGAGTTCAAAGATGCTGTTAAGTCCGAAACAACATGAATTTGTTCTGAACGCCAATAGGCGGTGGAATTTCAAAGGTGGCGCAACCAGAAGCGGAAAGACTTATCTTGATTTTCGGTGGATGATTCCAATTCGCATCCGAGATCGCGTCGGGAAAGATGGGCTGACAATTATTCTTGGGGTTACAAAATCAACGATTGAACGAAATGTGTTGGAGCCGATGCGGAACCTATATGGAGACACGCTGGTTGGCTCAATTTCCAGTGACAACACAGCATGGTTGTTTGGAGAGAAATGCTATTGCCTGGGAGCTGAGAAGGTTTCCCAAGTATCAAAAATTCGTGGCGCATCCATCAAATACTGCTATGGGGATGAGGTAGCCGACTGGAGCGAAGAGGTATTTGAACTTCTGAAAAGCCGCCTAGATAAAGAGTATTCTTGCTTTGATGGTACCTTCAATCCGCAATATCCCGGACACTGGCTAAAACAGTTTCTTGATAGTGATGCGGATATATTCAGCCAGACATATACCATTGATGATAACCCGTTTTTGCCAAAAAAATTTGTTGACGATTTAAAAAGAGAGTACGCCGGAACGGTATTTTATGATCGGTACATATTAGGAGAATGGGCGTTGGCAGAGGGACTTGTCTACCCTATGTTCAGCATGGACAAGCATGTTATTCAAGGAAATCCAGATGGACCGGGCCTGTTCTATATTTCCATTGATTACGGTACAAAAAATCCAACAGCGATGGGGCTGTGGCGCGTTTATCACGGAGAGGCTATTATGCTGAAAGAGTATTACTATGACAGCCGTGCGAAGCGAAAACAAAAGACCGATGAAGAGTATTACCAGGACCTGGAGGAGTTTGCGGAGGGGAAGAAAATCGAACGTGTGATCGTTGACCCTTCTGCGGCAAGTTTCAGGGAGTGTATATATCGGCATGGGAAATTTGCCGTGTGGGATGCGGATAATTCTGTTTTGGATGGAATCCGGCTGACGGCAACTTTACTGCAAACCGGACGAATCAAGTTTCACGAGAGCTGCGAGAATACGTTCCAGGAATTTCAATCCTACATGTGGGATGGAGATGCCGGGGAAGACAAAGTTATTAAAGAGTCAGATCACTCAATGGACCAGATGCGCTATTTTTGTAACACCATTATGTGGAGAGAGATCGCATGAGTGCTTTTGTCGGCTGGTTGGGCCGCTTGAAAAACCTCATATTTCCGCAGGCGGTGACTCAGCGGGAGTTTGGCGTTAAGCCTGCCACGGGACAGACAATGGAGCGGAACATCAACCTGTGGTTTGCTATGTATGTCAACCGACCGCCCTGGGCGGTTCCTCCTGTGGTTCCGATGGGCCTGCCAGCCGCAATTTGCAGGGAGATTGCCCGTCCGACGTTGGCGGAACTCACAGTAAGCATCGTGGGCAGTGCCAGAGCTGACTATCACAACGAGCAGTTTCAAGCAGCGCAAGAAAGGTTCCTACAGCAGCTTGAGCTCGGACTTGCAACAGGTGGTATTGCGCTGAAACCGTATGTTTATGGGAACCGTATTTTGGTGGACGGAACCAGCGCGGCAGCGTTTCAGCCCACAAAATTTGATGCTTCTGGTACCTGTGTTGGAGGCGTGTTCCGTGAAAAAGCACAAGCCAATGATAAATACTATGTCCGGCTGGAATACCACAACTTAGAGGGTACTACATATACCATCCAGAACAAAGCATACCGCAGCGACAGCAGCGGTTCCGTGGGACCTGCAGCCGCTTTGAATGAGGTTCCGGATTGGGCGGATATTCCGCCAGAAGTCAAGATAGAAAACCTGGAAGGACCGCTCTTTGCCTATTTTAAGCCCCCGCAGTCAAACAATGTGGACACCGATGATAAAACCGGTGTGTCCGTATATGGAGGGTCCGCTGTAGACCTCATCCAAAGAGCGGACGAGCAGTGGGATTTGATCCGGTGGGAGTACAAGAGCGGCCAGAGAAAGATATTTATGGACGCTACAGAAACAGTAGCAAGGGACTTCGACAAACGCTTGTTTGAGATTGCTCCGTTCTCCAAGGACGGCAAGTTTTTTGAACAGTTTGAACCCTCTTTTCGGGACGAACCGCTTTATCGAGGGCTACAAAATATTCTGAAACAAATTGAGTTCCAGGTTGGCCTCTCTTATGGCACGCTGTCAGACCCACAAAGTGTTGAAAAGACGGCGACAGAGATTCGCAACAGCAAACAGCGGATGTTTATCACTATCGATAGCATTCAAAAAGCGTTACAGCATACCTTTGACAGCCTGATCTATGCCATGGATGTGTATGCTACACTGTACAATCTGGCGCCTGCTGGAGGCTATGAAGTCACCTATTCTTGGGGAGACAGCGTTCTTGATGACGCTGACGCAAAGGAAAAGGAGCGGGCTAACGACCGGCAGGATGTTTCCATGGGCGTGATGAATGATTGGGAATACCGGGCAAAATGGTATGGAGAGGACGAGGCCACAGCCAAGAAAATGCTGCCGAAAATGGAGGACATGACGAACGAAGGAGAGAATGAGATTGAATGAGATACCCGTTTTCTCCAGAAGTTTTGGATGCGCTTCCGGAAGAATTAGCGGAGTTGTTCCGAAGCCTGGAAGAGACGCTCCTTGATGAAATATGCTCTCGTCTGAAACTGGCCGGAGAACTAAATGAGGTCACGGTGCAGGATATCCGGGCTCTGCGGTCACATGGAATTGGCCTAAAAGAGATAGAGAGGGCCATCCAGCGAACGGCCAATATCAGCGAGCAACGGCTCAATAGGCTGCTGGAGGACGTGGTGGAACGTAACCAGCGGTATTACAAAGAGGTCATAGACCTTGCGGGGATGACGGCTCCTGAGACATTGGTAAGTGCTATGGATATTGCCGCGATTACGGCGCAGGCACAAAGAGAGGTCAGTAACCTGACCCGATCCATGGGCTTTCTGGTGGACAGTGGGCGGACGATGCTGACACCAGCCCGTGCTTATCAATGGGCGCTGGATAACGCGGAGATGCAGGTTATGAGCGGAGCAGTCAGCTATAACCAAGCTATTAGAAATACTGTTAAGCAGCTTGCAGACAGCGGCATCAAGATCGTGGCTTATGAGAGCGGACACCGGGACCAAATCGACGTAGCAGCCCGCCGAGCAGTGATGACGGGCGTCTCCCAGCTCTGTGCCAAATACACGGAGCAGAGTGCGGAATACTTAGAAACGCCATATTTTGAAGTATCAGCCCACATCGGGGCACGAGATCAAGGTACTGGATGGCAGAACCATAAAGCGTGGCAGGGCCGGGTGTATTCTGTTAGAACCGGAGACAAATACCCAAGTATCTATGAAGTATGCGGACTTGGCTATGTGGATGGTTTAGAGGGAGCCAACTGCCGTCATATCAGGACCGCTTTTGTAGACGGCGTGATGGAGCGGACGTATACCGACAAAGAACTGGAACACATTGACGACGGGCATGATGTGGAGTTTGAGGGCAAACGTTATACAGCTTATGAAGCTACACAAAAGCAACGCCAGATCGAGCGGACCATCCGAAAGATGAAGCGGGAACAGACTGCATATAAGGCGGCAGGGCTTGAAGAGGACGCCCAGACGGTGACAGCCCGCATCCGGCGTCTGAACAAGGAATACAGAGATTTTAGCGAAGCTGCGGGTTTGCCATTGCAGCGGGAAAGGATGCAGGTTACCTATACGGATATTGAATCCGAACAAACCGCCTCGGCACTCAAAGTGCAGCGTGATGCAGAAGCGCCAATCAGGCAGGCGATCCGCAATGGTGAATATCCATTAGAGATCAATCCGGAGAAACAGGCGCGGCATATGGCCGGCACTGCTACACCGGGCAGAAGCGTGATAACGGTTTCTGTGGAGGAGTTGCAAGCGATCATAAACGCGAAGGCAGGTAGCGGAAAAATCAATCTTACAGATGATTTTACAAAGTGGAAAAACACAGAAATTATTGATGCCGGAAAAGAAATTGGCTATACAGTTAACAGAAACGGTGATATAATAATTGCAAGAAGTATCAAAATCCATTACAGCAAAAGCGGTACGCATGGTGTTCCGTTTTCAGGGGGGTGGAAAAAATGATAATTAACGATCCCACGATTTACTTTGGGAAGAAAATTAAAGTTTTTTCCACAAGTGGACGTGTAACGACCGGGGAACTCTATGGGTATGACTACGATTTTGATGATGATGGAAATGAATTTCTGGAGTTCGATGTGGAGAATGAACACGGCTTGTTGATTGGATTTACGGAGGACGAGATTGAGCGCATCGAGATTATTGGATGAAAAAACAAACAAAGAAACTATTAAAGCGTGGGCCATAATTGGGGCCATTCTTGACCGTGGGAATGACGCGATTATTCGAAAAAAAGAAAGTGGATTTCTCATCATCGAGGAAAAGAAAAAAACAGTATATCGCTCCCCCGACCGATAGGGGCCGGGGAAGGACCGTTGGGGTCAACTACCGAGGATTTCTCGGTGGTTGACCCTTTTTCTTTTGACCGACCCGAAGTCGCTAAACTACGGGAGATTCAATTAAATTTGGCTATCCGCAAGCCTAAAAGTGCGGGGCGGTGGGTCACGGCAACGACCTAAAAAGCCTAGCCGCAAAGGAGAACGCATGAAAACAGAAGAACTGCTTGAAATTGGACTGACAGAGGAACAAGCGACAAAGGTTTTGGCGATCAACGGGAAAGACATTGAACGATACAAAAAGGCGGCAGATACAGCAAAGGCGGACCTTGAAGCGTCTCAGGAACAACTTGCACAGAGAGATGCGGATATTGAGAAGTTGAAAAAATCTGCCGGTGATGTGGATGGCATCAAGCAGCAGTTAGCCGACCTGCAGACCAAGTACACCACGGAGACAGAGCAGTATCAGAAGCAGATTGCAGATCGTGACTATGCAGATGCTGTCAATCATGCGATTGCCGACAAGGGTGTAAAGTTCAGCTCTAAAGCCGCGGAAAAGGCGTTTGTTGCGGACCTTACCGCCAACCGCCTGACGCTCAAAAACGGGGCTCTGGAAGGGTTTGAAGATTACCTGAAGGCGCAGCAAGATAGCGACCCAGCTGCGTTCCAGGGGGACAAGCCTGCCCCGTCGTTTGCAAAGCCTGTTGGCCCTGGCGGGCCTCCTGCTCACGAGAGCAAAGGAGCCATGTACGCCAAGCAGTTCAATCAAATGTACGCAACCCAAAATACTACGAAGGAGTGAAACGAATGTCTCATTTTTACAGAGTGAATGGCACTTTTCGGCCGAACTTCCTGGAAAGCGAGGTTGGGCTTGTCCTGAAAACCTATCAGATTCCAGCTTCTATGGGCGTGGCGGATGAGTATGGAAACAAAATCGTTGCCGCCGGAACTGTGTTTCCGTCCAATGATGGGAGCGCCGCGGGTATCGTTTTTGACGATGTGGATGTCACCCACGGCGACCACGAAGGGAGCGTCATGCTGGCTGGCCGTGTTCTGAAAGAACGCCTGAATATCCAGAGCGCCGCCGAGACACCGCTGAAAGCGGCTGGGATTGTGTTTGTGGATGCGCCCGAAGTTACCAGGGGATATTGCCTGACCTATGAAAAGGACGATGGTACAGGCACGCCTCCGGTTGATACCCATGAATACCAGGAGGGCAGTTATGCCCCTGTATCAACCGATTATCCGCTGACTAAAGCGAGCAATACACAAACCGGATGGGCGCTCTCCAGCGGCGGGCCTGCGGTTACATCGGTCAAGATGACCAAGGATGCAAAACTCTATCCCGTCTGGACTTCCGCAGGCGTCTAACAAGGAGGATTGACAAATGGCTGATATTTTAACTTTGATTTCCGATGCTGAAAGACTGGATTTCTCTCAGAATCTGTCTGTTGCCCGCCCTGCATACCTAGGCGACCGGCTTTTCCCTGATCAGAAGACCGAAAACCTCAAGGCGGAATATATGCGGCTTGCCAATGGCGCTACCCTGCCTGTGATGGCTACCGTCCACGCCTTTGACACAGAGGCGGAGATCGGTTCCCGGCCTACCTTTGACAAGATGGAGGTCGAAAAGCTGCTGATCAAGCGCAAGATCAATCAGACCGAGCGCGTGCGGCTCCTGACTGAATCCGGCGTGTATGGCGATGAGGCTATCGTGCGCTATGTGTTTGATGATATGCGTCTGATGGCGGCTGCAGTCAAGGTCCGAACCGAAGTTGCCAAGATGGATGTGCTTGCCACCGGCAAGATGAACATCAATGAGAATCGCCTTAAGATGACCGTTGATTATAAAGTTCCCAGTGAAAACCTGGCCTTCGATTTGGACATGTCCGCTGATGCTGATGTTATTGGTCAGATTCAAGCCATTGTGGACCAAGCCGCTGAGATGGGGTACACCATCAACGAGGCGATTACCTCTAACAAGGTAGTCCGTAAGTTAGCGACCAACAAGGGCATTCAGACCCTGATCTTTGGTTCTGTTGGACAGGGGACCTATGTTCCCAACGAGCGTCTACGCGGTTTGTTCTCGCAGCTCTTCGGATTTGGAACCATCACAACCTATGATCTGCGATATAAGACTCAGAAGGCGGACGGCACGGAGGCGACGCATCGCTTCTATCCGGAGGATAAGATCACTTTCACCGCAGTTCCGCAGGTGGGTGTGGGCTTGTGGGGCGTGTCTCCAGAAGAGGCGGAGTATGGACAATACAACGAAAAGTCCGCCGATCAGTACATTACGATCACCCAATGGGCGACGCCTGACCCTGTGGCGGTGTGGACGAAAGCCACCGGATTGTTTATCCCGGTCCTTCCTGACCCCAACGGCCTGTTTGTGGCCTCTGTAAATCCAGACGCTGCCTCGGGGGGTTAAATGAGCTGTTGAGCGCGGCTTCACTTTCCACGCCCGACTTCTCCAGCATGACTCGGGCAGAAATGCTTGATTATGCTGTGGAGAACGGCGTGGGGGGTGTCAACAGCTCCATGAAAAAGGCCGATATTTTGGCGGTACTCCGGAGGACGGCGCTATGATTTATGCGGGTTACGAGTTCTATTCGTATGTGTACTTCGGGAAATCTATTGAGCCATCTGATTTTCCGAGACTCGCGCTTCGGGCAAGTTCTTATATTGACTACTGCACAGCAGGAAGAGCTGAAAAACACGCAGATCTTGACGCAGTAAAAATGGCGTGTTGTGCAATCGCTGAAGCTTATCAGACGATTGACGCGGCAAGGAGCTCGGCAAGCAAAAGCTTATCTGCGTCTGTCGGAGATTTCGGGGAACTACAAAGCCAAACCGTTGGAAGCTGGTCCAAAACCTATCGTTCCGGGGGGTCAAGCGCCAAAGACGCGCTGAATGCGGCAGAAAGTGCACAAGGAGCTCTTATGGAGACGGCGAAAATGTATCTTGCTGGAACTGGGCTTTTGAAAGCAAAGGGGTACTACGCGTGAGCATGTTTCCACATGTTGTTACACTCTATAACACGAAGAGTATAGAGCTGCCGGAAAACAAATTTGAGCCTACTTTGGTCAATCACATCACTGTTCTGCGTGGTGTACTCCTGGACGCCTCCAAGGGCGTTAATGTGAACAAGAGCGGCCTGGAAGGGGCGGACGCCGTTACTTTGTATATCCCGGTCAATGTTGATGCTGTGGATGGTTTAACAGGCAGAAATAAGCGGTATGTCGGACCAAGAGAATTTTGGAATGCAGACGACAAAACCGGCCTGTGGACGCTCTCTGTAAGCCGCGACTGCTTTTTCGTCAAGGGGGAGGCCGCACACCCAGATTGGACGGTGCAGACCATCAAAGCGGCATATGATAACGTCTACGATGTGAGTAAGGTGGACTTCAAGGATTTTGGCGGAGATATGTCACACTTTCAAGTGGGAGGTGCTTGAAATGCTGAGACTCACGGTACACACCAAAGGCCTGGAGGAAATCAAGGATAAATTGATGCAAGCATCTTCAAAAGCTGAACACACTCTTGCTATTCAAATCCGGAAGGACACGTCTCCTTACGTGCCTGCGTTAACAGGAGACTTGGATAGGAGAACAAAAGTAGACGGGTCTCGCATTATATATCCAGGGCCAGAATCCAGGATGCTATATTACGGGAAATTGATGGTTGATCCCGAGACGGGAAGCAGCTACGCGCCAAAAGGCGGCACAAAGGTGGTCACAGATAAGGACCTGGTTTTTAACAAATCGATGCACGCACAGGCGCAATCCCACTGGTTCGAGGCTAGCAAGTCAGAAAACCTTGAGAAGTGGGTGCGAGTATCAGACAAGGCGGTGAAGAATGATCTCTGATAAAAAAGAACGGCCTAAAGTGTTGGCTGCGGCGGAAGAGGTTCAAACAATTTCCCGCTCTATGCTGGTTTGGGCAAATACCTTTCCGGACAAGCCTGTTGCCATCATCAACTATGAATTTTTAGATGTGGACATGGCAAAGCCCGCTGAGGTAGGAATGACTCTCTCCACGATTCCGGGAACTTACATTACAAGCAAATACATTCTGGGCGGATATCAAGCGGAATATCAGTTTGAAATGCTCTATCGAATCAAACCGGGAGACAGCATAGATGCACGATTAGAAGCTGTCGAGCTGTTGAACAGATTCGGAGACTGGGCCAGAACGAATAAACCGGAGCTTGGAGAGGGAATCCGCGCACTGAGAGTGGAGCCTACCACACAGGCCGCAAAGCTGGCCGCACTTGAAAACGGCTATGAAGATTATCAAATTTTAATGCGCCTGACTTATGAAGTCGGAGTTTGAAAGGAGAGAAACCAATGCCCGATATGGAATTTAATACGACAGCCGGTCAAACGGTAGACCGTGAGCTTTTGGTGGCGTATCTCAATACGGGGGACAGTTCTACACCTGTTTGGAGCCCCCTGGGGACCCGTGTCACAGACAGTTCTATGGAATACGATTGGCAGGAGGACTCTACAAAAGATATCCTTGGGACTACCAGAACCAGCATGAAAAAGCCGATCATCACGCAGAGCTTTGACCCCAGTGAGTTGGATGCAGGAGACCCCGCCATCACAAAGATTTGGAATTTAGCGGTCAGAGAGCAAAATGCTGCTGCTCTTGCAAACCAGGACATGTTGATTGTACACCTTTATGCTGGCACAGCTCAAACCGCTGCGTTTGCGGAGCGATATTCCGCCTGTATGGTTAAGCCGTCCAGCCTGGGCGGGGAGGGCGGCGGCTCTGTTGGAATGCCCTATGATGTGACCTTGGGTGGTACAAGAACAACCGGAACGGCGTCTGTTTCCGGCGCTAAGGTGACTTTTACTCCAGACGAGGTGTAAGACGTGAAAGAACTGAGCTTTGACAGCGGACTTGTTACATATTCCCTGAATGGGAAGTGTGAGGTATCTTTTAACCCGACTGACAGCAACTTTGTGGAAAAGCTGTACTCCGCCTTTGAAGAACTGGATAAAAAGCAGGAAGGGTATAAGGCACAAATTGAAAAAATTGCAGACAAGCGGGAAATCTTTGCCTTTGCAAAAGAGCGGGATGCTGAAATGCGCGGCATCATTGACGGCGTGTTTGGCGACGCGGTTTGTGATGTGCTGTTTGGCGGTATGAATGTTTATGCTTTGGCAAACGGGCTTCCGGTGTGGTGTAATCTCATGCTGGCTGTGATGGATGAAATTGATTCTTCATTCGCGCGCGAACAGAAAGCCACGAATCCCAAGCTCCAAAAGTATCTAAATAAGTACCAAAAGTATCAAAGAAGCTGAAGTAAGGAGCACGGCATGAGTTATGGACTGCCAAAAACCGTTGAAATAGACGGAGAAGAGTTTGCTATTCGCTATGATTATCGTGTCATCCTTGACATTTTTGAAATTCTGAACGACCCAGATTTCAACGATCAAGAACGAGCTCTTGCCGTGCTCCAAATCTTCTATGTGGAATTTGACCAACTGACGGATTATGACGCGGCGATTCAGGAGTGCTTTCGCTTTATTAACGGTGGAAGAGAAGAAATATCCAAACAAAAACAGCCGCAGCTGATTTCCTGGAAACATGATTTTTCTATGATTGTTGCCCCAATCAACCGAGTCCTTGGATATGAAGTGCGGGCAAAAGAATATGATCCGCAGACCAATACAGGAGGAGTTCATTGGTGGACTTGGCTAGGTGCCTACATGGAAATTGGGGACTGCTTATTTGCACAGATCATTCGTATTCGGGAAAAAAGAGCACTTGGAAAACCGTTGGATAAAGCAGACAAAGAGTTTTATAGAAAAAACCGGGATATCATTGACCTAAAAACACAGTACACCGATACAGAGCAAGAGCTTTTGAAGGCATGGACAAAAAGTAAGACGGCACCCGAAACAGGCACCGTCTGAGGCATTCATTACTGAGCTTTTTTCAATTCTTCAATTTGCCGGGTATGTATAGCCACCGTCTTTTCAAGATCATCCACGCGATCTTCCATAATGTCCATAGCTTCTTGCGGGATCATTTTAGACCCCATTGAATCTAGCTTTTCAAACAATAATTTGAATTGTGGGGCAAATGTATTCTCAATGATTACCTGCATATTTGCCATAGACTCTTTGAGGATTTCTTTCTTCTGCTGCTCCATCATTGTATGAATCGCTTGCAGGTCCTTTTCATCTAACATCCCGATCACCTCTTGGTAGCTATTATACGGGCTGGCTGGATAGCTGTCAAGAAACTTGATTTGTTAACAACTCCATATTGAAACGAAGGAGGTTTTACTAATTTATGTCCTCTTTACAAATTACAAAATGCTGTTTGCTTTCCACAGCTGTTCCGGCGTCTATGTAAGATGTTTGGAATTCCTCCCAATCCGATGGTAGTTCCCAAACTACGTGACCAACGATTTCCATTCCAGGAGAAACGGCTCCTACAAAGACAACTGCATCATCAATACTGCCAACTACGACTTTTGGAATTACTTTCTTTCCATCGGCGTAAGCATTAAACCCGATGCTGGCTACATTTTGAACGCTGTCCATTGTATTTTTGGCGGAGAAGATTATACACAAAAGTCCGTTGTTTGCATCGTCTGGCTCTATTGTTCCAAGAGAAGTTTCAAGTGCATCAGTCCATTTGATATCTACAACGGAGATATCAAAACAGTCTCCTTTTAAAACTCCATCAACCCCAATACTTTGTTCGGTTGTTTCCAACTGCTTACTATCATCTGCTGGCTGACTAGAAGTATTGTTTTCTGTATTTGCTTGTTCAGAAGGCCAAGAGATAGCAAAGAGAAAAACAGCGAAAAAAACAGCCATATTGATTGCCCATTTCTTTTTCGCTTTCTTTCTTAGAAAAGCAACCACAAACAAGAGAAATGAAACAAAAAAACCAAGAATTGATAAAAGACCCAGAATAGCATCCATTTTCTTTCCTCCAAAAAAATTAAGGTGGTGATCTTATGGCCGCTGATGGCTCTATTGTAATTGATGTTGATCTTGATAATAAAAAGGCGCAACAAGAACTGAACAAACTAAACAAAAAAATTGAGAGCTTAAATGATCAGATTTATATTAAGCAGCAACAACAAATGCCGTTGATTGAACAATCTAGGCAACTTGGGGCAGAGCTGGATGCTGCAAAAGCAAAACTAGAAGGAATGAGAAGCGGCGGCGAGTTTTTTACGTCTTCCAGTATCAATCAGCAGGCAGAAAAGGTAAAGCAGCTCCAAAAAGAATGGGATGCTGTGCAGAAAAAGGTGGAGAGCTACGATGCTTCTATTGAGAAAACCAACATTGCCCTTAATCTGACCAAAGAAAGAGCGGGAGATATTCAAAAGCAACTTGCATCTTCTGGACCAAACACAGAAATAATGTCACAGGCCATGGAGCGGATGCAAAAGAGCGCCGGAAAGTTTTCCATGAGACTACGAGAAGTGGTACGAAGCGCGTTGATTTTTACGGTGATCTCTCAGGGACTTGCCTCTCTGCGAGAATGGTTCGGAAAGGTCATTAAAACCAATGACGAAGCGACTGCGGCCATCGGTAGATTAAAAGGGGCCCTCCTTACATTAGTACAGCCCCTAGTAAACGTGATTATACCAGCATTTACAACATTTGTAAATGTGCTAGCTAGGATAGTTTCTGCGGTTGCAAAAATTGTTTCTGCTCTTTTTGGTACAACAGCTGAACAATCTGCGGAAGCAGCAGAAAACCTTTATAACGAGGCAAATGCAATAGAGAGTGTGGGTTCTGCGGCGGAAAAAGCTACTGGATCATTGGCTGGATTTGATGAGATCAATCAGTTATCTGATAGCTCTTCTAGCGGTTCTGGTGGGGGGACTGGTTCTTTAGATACAATTTCACCTGATTTTCGTGGTGCGATCAGTGACCAATTGTTGGGGATTGTTGAATTGTTTACGGGTGCAGCGCTTTTGGCACTAGGCGCAATTCTAACTTTTACAGGAGTACATGTTCTTCTGGGAATTGGTCTTATGGTGCTGGGTGCCCTTGCAATCTGGGATGCAGCAACATCAAATCCAGGATTGGCAGCAGCTTTAGTGGAAAGAGGGCTAGATACAATTCTTGAAATTGTTGGAGCGTTTATTGCGGTTATAGGTGTAATTCTTGTTGTTACAGGCCATTTTTTGGTTGGAATTGGCATGATTCTAGCGGGAATTTCTATATTTTCTGTGGGCGCAGCAGCAGGAGATGAAGGTAATTTTGCGGAAAATATCAAGTTAAGACTGCTGGAAGCAGCAAAAGTAATAGGCCCTCTCATTGCTGTTTTGGGAGTAGTTCTAATTTGTATGGGACAACTATTGCAAGGAGTTTCGCTTATAATTGCAGGCATTGCATTGTTTGAAGTAGCCTCTGTTGAAGATGACAATGGCATGACGTTGCAGCAAAAGATTGTAACAGTGTTAAGTAGCATTGCAGTAGAAGTTGGGAAAATGCTTGCAATTATTGGCGTTGTATTTCTTTGTATTGGAAAGATTGCGCTTGGCATTGGGTTCTTAATTGCCGGAATTTCCTTATTTGCTGTAGGCGAAACTGCACTTAATTGGGACCTCTTAAAAACAGATATTATTTTGGCATTATCGAATATTTTGCATGAAATAGGTCGATTCCTCTTTGTGATCGGCGTAATTATGATGTTTGTGCCTGGGATGCAAGGCGTTGGTATTGGTATGATGCTTGCTGGAATCGGCGCAGTTGCCTTTTCTGAGATTGCACCAAACTGGAACTTCATTTTAGATAAGTTCAAAGAAGTGTGGGCAAATATCAAAAATTGGTGGAAAACAAATGTTGCGCAGTATTTTACTTTGGACTTTTGGAAAGGGCTTGGGCAAGACATTTTAAATGGACTGCTGGATGGTTTAAAAAGTATTTGGACCAGTGTTTCTAGCTGGGTATCAGAAAAAGTTGGATGGATTACAGGTCAATTCAGTGGAACGAAAAAAAAGGTTTCTGCTGAGTATTCTGTAAACTATCGAGCCGCAACTAGAGATATATCTTTGCCGCGCGGTTCAGTTCCTGCATTAGCTGCTGGTGCCGTCATCCCTCCAAATCGCGAATTTCTAGCGGTTTTAGGCGATCAGCGGAGCGGAACCAACATTGAAGCGCCGCTTGATACCATCAAGCAGGCGGTAGTGGAAGCCATGCGAGAGGTTGGTGGACAGGGGAATGGCACGATAACGGTGGTTGTCAATTTGGACGGGAGAGAGGTCGCAAGAAACACGGTTAACCATATTAACCGCATGACACAGCAAGCCGGAAAGCCGGTTCTAAACTTCTGAGGTGGATATGGAGATTTTGAAAATTAACGGGCACGACTATTCCCCATATGTGAAGAGCAAAGGCTTTGGCTGGAGCAGGGAGGACCTAGACAGCGATAAAACGATCCGCACAAAAAATGGGAAAATGCGCCGCCATAAAATTACAACCAAGCGAAAGCTGTCTTATGCCATGCTGGAAATGAACCAAAATCTTTTAGCGCAGTTGGATGACGATTTAAGCTCCGCCACATTTCCAGCTACATACCGTGATCTACATGGTACCATGACCAAGACATTTTACTGTTCCTCGTTCAGCGCCAATATCAGTGAAGTATGGGACGGCGATACTGATATTTGGGAGGGAGCGTCTTTCAATATCATAGAGGTGTAGCTATGGCACAGACGACAAGCAAACTGTGGAAAAGCCTTTGGAGGATGTCAAACACAGAGCGGGAATACAAGTTTGAGATCAACGGAGTTGAGTACGGTCCAGATCAGGAAGTGGAGCACTCTTACAGCAACGGCCTGTTTGAGGATTTCGGAATCGGCAACGCGTACACTGCCAGCTTGAAGATCAGCCTCTTTGCGGACAACATTCCAAAAGCGGCGACCATTAAGCGGTATGTCCGCCTGAAAAATAGGACACAGGTTTCCGAATGGATTCCGAAGGGCACATTCTTCACCAACCGCAGGAGCGAGGACGACGGCTATTGGACGCTGGAAGCCTATGATGCCATGCGTAAGGCAGAGGTGGTTTGGGAGCCGGACCAGAGCCTGGAATTTCCCATGACCATGCCGGACGCTGTTGCTGAGTTCTGCCGCATTCTGGGAGTAACGCTGGACAGCCGGACGGCGCTGAACGCCAACTACACCATTGATTATCCGGCCAACGATTACACCATCCGGAACGAACTGTGCTTTATCGCCGCCGCCCATGCGGGGAACTGGATGATAACAGACGCAAATACCTTATATCTGGTTCCGCTCCTGTCCGCTCCTCCGGAAACAAATTATTTAGTGGATGAACACGGAGACGCCATCACCTTTGGAGGTGACAGAATCCTTGTCTGAACAATTCTTTGTCGGCCTGGACATCACAGGCTTTGAGAATACCGGAAAGTATAAACCCATTTCCCGTGTGACGTTGATAGTCGATGATGAAAACGCATTGACGGCGGGGGACGATACAGGTCTGGAGATCACGGCTTCCTGCCCCCATGCAACACAGGACATGGTTAATACACTTTTATCACAGCTGCAAGGCTATGAATATCAGTCATTTACAGCAGATGCGGCCAATTTGGACCCGTCCGCAGAACTTGGGGACGGCGTTACTGTCAGTGGGCTATATTCTTTTATTTCCAGGCTAGAGGACGATGGAGATGGCTATCCAAGCATATCCGCTCCCGGAGAGGTGGAACTGGAGGACGAATACCCGTCTGCTGGTCCCATGACGCAGGAGTTTAATCGCAAGATCGCAGAGACCCGTTCCACGATCACAAAAACGGCGGAAGAAATCCGTCTGGAAGTGGAAAACGAGATTGATGGGTTGTCGTCCAGCATTTCCGTTCAGTTGGACAGCATTACATCCACCGTGCAGGGTTTGAATGGACAGGTTTCCACGATTTCGCAAAAGGTGAACAACATCACACTCACGGTGCAGAACGGCACGGACCGCTCGTATATTGATCTCTCTGTGGGCGGCGTTACGGTTGCCTCGCAGGTCATTCGATTTACTGGGGATGTGGTGTTTGAGTCCAGCCTGACCGACGGCTCCACCATGATTTCCGGAGACAACATTTTGACTGGCGAGGTCTCCGCAGAATATATCCGGCTGGGCGGAGAAATGGCAGTCTATGAGAGCCTTAGTTCCAGGGCTGACCTGGGCGGCTACATCGGGTATGTGACCAGCTACGATTATAACGGCTCCCGCACCTATGGGATGGGTATGATTGAAGCTGTCAGTGAAAATCAGGTGGTTGCTACTAGCGGCGGCGTTCGTATGACCACCGATAATGGCGAGGTCGTTGTGGCGACAAATATTACACTGGACACCCGAAATGCCGTCAATGTGTACGCAAACCGCTTTACATCAGATGTGGAGCTGAATGTGACTTCTGACCGAAACGCAAAGGATGACATTCGGTATGATGTTGCTGAAAAATATATCTCTCTGTTTGACCGGCTGAACCCAGTGAGCTTTCTCTATAAAGGGAAAGAAGCCAAGCGCCACCTGGGCTTTATCGCACAGGATGTGGAGGATGTTTTAAATGAAATCGGGATGCCGCTGGATGATTTCGCGGCCTTGTCTGTAGATGACGAGGGGCGGTATGGCCTTTCTTATGGAGAGTTTGTCGCGGTGCTGACGGCAAAAATTCAGCAGTTGGAACAACGATTGAAAGCTTTGGAGGGCTGATATGGAAGAGACAAAGAAATTGATTGATGATGCGATTGCCATTCTTTCAACACTTTCTGTGAATGGAGACGCGGTAGAAGTGATGGCAGCAGCCAAGAGCAAGCTGCGGAAAGCATCCGCAAATCTCAAGGAGGAACCCGATGTCCGATAAGAATATCAGCACGCTCCCGGCAGTGGAGAGCATTGACAATGACTCCCTCTTTGTTGCGGAGCAGCAGGGCGTGGCTTCCAAAGTGACGGGCGCGCAGGTTGCGTCATTTGCCAAGGAAGCAGCTAACGCCAATGTACAAGCGGCTGTGGACGCGGCGAAAAAAGCGCAAGAGGCCGCAGAGACCGCAGAAGCGGCGGCGCAGGTAACAGCCCACCCGCCCCAGGTGAACGAGGAGACGGGCTTCTGGCAGGTATGGAACAGCGGAACCGGGGCCTATGAAGATACCACCATTCAGGCGGAAGGTCCTGTCGGCCCGCAGGGAACGTCTGTAAAGAGCATTACGCGCACCAGCGGTACCGGAGCGGCGGGAACCACAGACACCTACACGATGTACGATTCGGACGATGAAGCGATTGGAACATTTACTGTGTACAATGGCGCGGACGGCATCGGCTCCGGCGATATGCTGAAAAGCGTATACGACACGAAGAATAAGAACACGGATATTTTTACTTACGCGGACGGGATTCTGGACTCCGCGAAGAGCTACACAGATACCTCTATTCAGGCGGCGATCCTGGACAGTTGGGAGGCGAGCTATTGAGCACTCAGGGGGACAAGCTGAAAGCGATTGCGGACGCTATTAGAGCGAAAGAAGGCAGCTCTGCCCCTATTGCTGCCAATGATTTCCCGGCGAGAATCGCGGCGATTGAGACGGGGACGCAGCTTCCAACATTGACAAATCCCGGCACGGCGGCAGATATGGCACAGGGGAAGCAGCTGATTGACCAGAATGGCGAGATTGTGACGGGGACAGTTAATGAAATTTTCGCAAGTTCAAATTATACGGTTATGGGCGACACTCAAACGCTAAATGACAATAATCTTCGGCTGGACTACACTTTTGGAATGGACATAATTATGAGACGGAATTCCGTATTTAGCATAGTGCGTCCAATTAGCAACTTCGGCAACGCCACTGCCGCAGACGTTCTATTTGGAAAGACCTTTACCAGCGAGGCGGGGGTAAAGGTGAGTGGTACAGGACAGTTCTTCAAAATACTTGCATCAGAAATAACAGGCTCTGGTTCCAACCAAATTCGAGCAACGTATGCAGGCACCGGTTTCCCAATAGCAGTCATGGTTTATTTAAGCAATGGTGCCCCATATGAAGAAGGATCAACTTTTATGCTTTCCATTGTTGGAACAGGCTCCGCTTTATGTGGAAACGATTATATGATTACATCAGAAATAGAATATTTAACCGCAAGCAGTTCAACACCATCCAATTCCAGTGTTGTTCTGGGAATGACCCAGACTGGAATACTTGATATTTTTGTCCCTTATCAGAGGACAAGCGGCACGAGGTGCAAATTTGAACAAGGCAGACCTTACCAGGTGCTCCTTTTCTATGTCTGAAACGTGAGGAGGGCGTCATGTTCCATCTACAAGCCAACAAAATATATTTGGAAGTCTGCGCAAAAGAGGGCGTGACCAGTGGTTCCGTTAATGTCTACACGGTTCGATTTTCCTTCAACTCGGATTGGGATGGCCTGGACAGGACGGCGGTATTCCACGCGGGCGACGATCAAATTTCCGTGGTGTTGGACGACTCCAGCGAGTGCCAAATCCCGTGGGAGGTATTGGAGAATCCGGGGCGAAACCTGTCGGTTGGCGTATATGGAACAAAGGGCGGCACAGTCGTTCTCCCCACCATCTGGGCGCAGCTGGGAGAAATTCGGGAGGGCGTGTCGCTGGGCAGCAACGCGCAGCCTCCCACACCAGATGTGTACAGTCAGATTTTAGAAGCCGCCGAACAGGCGGAAAAGATTGCGCAGAGTGTACGGGATGACGCGGATGCCGGAAAGTTTGACGGAGAACCCGGCCCGGAGGGGCCACAGGGACCGCCCGGAGATGGAGTGCCGGAGATTACCCCAGAGGACGAAGGAAAGTTTCTGGGTGTTCTGGACGGCGCTGCGGAGTGGGTTTTGGGAGGCTCCGGTTCCGGCAATGTATCATCTCCGGAGATATCAGTGATCCGTGTGATGGACAGGCAGGAATATGAGAAGCTTCCCACAAAGAGCCCCACCACGCTCTATCTGATTCGGGGGTAGCAAAATGATTTATGCAGGAACAGAGACCATAGAGACCTTGATGCTGGGAGAGATGGGGATTAAAACCATCATGGCTGGCAGCGAGAATGTTTATGAAAGGCCAGGGGCCTATGTATATATCCAACTTGACACAAAGGAGAGTCAGTAAATGGCAAGCTATTTTAACCTAACTCTTGATACCACCGCACCGTCTGGCCTGACACTGCAAATCAATGATGGGGCACTGTATGCGACCAGTACAGCGGTAAAGCTGACCATTGGAGTCAGCGACGAGCAGACCACCGGCTACCAGATGAAAATCTGGGGAATTGATGGTGTTGCGGAGGAAGGGTCCGCCAGCTGGGAGACCTTTGCCACCAGCAAGAGCGTCAACCTGACTTCTGGGGATGGCCTGAAGACTGTACATATCAAGGTCCGTGACGATGTGGGCAACGAGAGCGCCGAGGTGACGGATGATATCACTCTCAACACTACGGTTCCCGTGGTCACAGTCACCGGCCCGGACAAGAGCAAGATTTCCAAGATTGCGGGATTCAATCAGTCTGTTATCAACTTTACTTCCGATGTGGAGTTTGACGAGTACAAGGTTTGCGTGGTTCCTGCCAATTCCAGCGAGCAGGATGCGGGCACCCTGATCCCCACCACTGGCGGCTCCATCAACACCAGCGGAAACGAAGGCAATTATCCCGCCACCACTAATATCCAGGTTACGATTAACGGAACCGATTTGGAGAGCGCGTCTACCGGAGACGGCGTGAAGATTGTCAAGGTCTTCGTCAAGACTGCCGCAGGCATTTGGAGTGTGGCATAATGGCGGCCCCAAAGCTGACATTCTCTATTTCTGGAGAAAAGGTCTCCGCCGTGTCTGGCTTTGATTATATCATTGTGGCGTTTCAATCAGATATTCCCTATCAGGCGTTTGAGTGTCGCGCTACGAAGGCTGGGGAGGAGTACGGCGTGGGGAAGGGGGCGCTAATCGCGTCCTTCTCCACCACCCCGGCGAACACACAGCGGAGTTTCGAGGTGTATGACGATTACCTTGTTCATGGAGACGGGAACTATCGAATTTCCCTCTTTGCACAGGGGGAAGACGGAAGCTGGAACGACAACTACTATTATATTCCTGTTGGCAGCACAGCCTATATTACTGCCGATGGGGAGCCGTATCTCTGCATGAGGGAGTGACCATATGCCGACAACAGATGGATATAACGGGGCCTACACGGGACCGGAAATTGACAAGGGAATCGCAAGAGCGAATCAGGCCGTTACGGTTCCCGGAAGCGGAACGGCTTCTATGTCCGAAACCCTCGGCTCCGGCCCGTACACGATTGAGTTTACTGAGGAGGCTGGTTCTGGGGGAGGAAGTCTCCCAGACGGCTCCGCAGGGCAAATTCTTGGCTATGTCGAGGATAATGTTGTAGGGCCGATCATGAGCAAGAGTGATCTGCTGAGCGATGAGACGGCGGAGATATATAACCAACTGCCTTTATCTTGGAAAATAGGCACTCTTGGCACAACTGCAGTTTGCGAAGGCGTTGCATATGGAAACGGGATGTTCGTGGCGATTTCCAGAGCGGACACAATAGGGGCATTTGTGAGTACAGATGGCATCACATGGATGCATGTAGCATTTCCAGTAACGTTTGACGCGCGAGCGGTTGCATTTGGAGCCGGCAAATTTGTTATAACAGGGTGGAGTTCCAATAACGTTATTCTTTACAGTGATGATGGCGTTCATTGGTCTCAGACGACGAATCCAAGAACAGGGACTTTTGAAAATTTATGTTACGGAAGCGATAGATTTGTATCGTTTACCTCTTCTTCAAGTCCTGCTTCCACAAATTTTATATATAGCTTAGATGGAATCAACTGGGTTTCCGGAGGAACCATCAGTTATTCGCTTATGAGCGCGCTTGGTTATGGTAATGGAAAATTTATTGCTTTTGATACAGCGCCTTATTACAGCACAGATGGAATTAGTTGGGTGAAAGGCACTATAACAGGAACCAGCAACAATAAGCGCGCGATTGCTTATGGTAACGGAAGATTTGTAGCGGTTGGTAATAGTGGACAAGCAGCATATAGTGAGGACGGGATTTCCTGGTCCAATCAGGACGCGCTTCCTACAAGTGCTACCTACACTGTATTGACATTTGGCGATGGGCAGTTCGTTACCGCCTATGAAAATGCTTTTGCTTACAGCAAAGATGGAATCACGTGGGCTACTGGCACACTTCCGGCTTCAAAAACATGGACACAAATAATCTATGCAGACGATAAATTTCTTGCAGTTTCCAGCTCTGGTACAACAATTTATTCTCTTCAAAAGCGAGAATGTAAAACCCCAGATGATGCATTTTTTAACTTGGCTGTCAGCCTTGGGGTGTATGTTGATAGTACGCAAAATCAAGAAGCGGAAACCACATTAACCTTAGATATGCTGGCAGACCACGAGGAACGCCTGTGTATGCTGGAACTCACCGCCCTATGATGAGAAAGGAGAAACCCTATGTCTACAGTATACAATCTTTGCAAGCTGTTGATTGACCGGGGCCGGACGGAAGGCCTGCAGGAGAAGATGGACGTGTATCTGGCGGCGGACAGGCTGACCCCGGAGGAGTACAGCGTCCTGAGCGAAACGCTGACTAGGGCAGGTGGGTGAACAATGGCAATCAAAGTAAATGGAAAGCTGGTGGCAGGGGCTGGTAAATCGGCCTATGAATCTGCCAAGGATGGCGGCTATACCGGCACAGAAGAAGAATTTAATACATCGCTTGTGAATTCAGTCACCGTAGATGGCGGAGGCGTAATGTCCATGAATGAATCCTTTGGCGCCGCCCCGTTTACCCTCACCTTCACAGAAGATGGCGAGAATGATGTAAGCGCCTCCGAGATCACCTATAACAACACGGAGTCTGGTATGGCGGCCACCAATACGCAAGAAGCCATCGACGAGCTTTTTCAATCTGTCAGTGAGGGCAAGTCCGTGATTGCCGCCGCAGTCACTGACAAGGGGGTTGAAACTGCGGCGACGGACAGCTTTGCGGCAATGGCGCAGAAGATTGGACAGATATCGACTGGGGCAGAGATCGTTTCTGGAACTTTCATTGGAAACGGAAGTAATTCCATTACAGTCCCGAGTTTGGCAGGGTATACCAATGTTGCTGCAATCACCACTGCGCAAAGTAGAGAGCTTGCAAACAGAGAATTTTTGACAGTTTCGCTTTTTTATACAGACTCAGTAAAATTACTGGTATATGCGTATAGAACAGACAATTCTGCTGACCTTCGCCGATCATATCTAAACACTACAAATCTAGCATACAACGCTCAAAACGGGCAAATTACAGGTGGCGGTTCTATGGTGTTTATAAATGGCGTCACTTATAACTATGTCGCCTGGAAATCATGAGGAGGTGAATCATGGCACTCTACGTAAACGGCAAAAAAGTGGCCGGGATTGGTCTTCCCGGCAAATCAGCTTATCAGTATGCGGTTGATGGGGGATATACGGGGACGGAGGAAGAATTTCAGGAAGTACTCGCCAATGCGGGCGGAAAGCCGATGGTCCATGGTGTGACGCTTTCTGCGTCTGCATGGGCTGGAAATTCTCAGACAATCACTGTTCCAGGAGTACTTGCAGACGAGACAAAGCAGCTGATTCAGCCTGTGCCCGCTATCGCCTCACAAGCCGCGTACCTCACCGCCGGAATCCTCTGTACCGGACAAGCTGCCAATAATCTGACCTTCACTTGCCAGACGGTTCCGGAAGCGGATTTGACGGTGTATGTGGTAATAACTGATGTTAAAAGCTAAGGAGGACACATGATTGCAAATCAGATGATCATTGGTACATCTCTTCCAGAGCTGTCTAATCCAGCAACAGCGGAGAATCTAGCTGCCGGAAAACAGGCCATAGATAGCAGCGGTGAAATAATCACTGGCACGGCAGAAGTTTGTGATATGCTTGCAAACCTGGGAACCGCTACTGCGGCAGATGTAACGAGTGGAAAGACATTTACAAGCGTGTCCGGTGTTAATGTTGTGGGTACACTATCTGTTAAAGCGCCAGCTGTGAAAAGGATCACGATTATAAATTCAGGTATATCTGATAATATCCGTATATATTTTACAGCTTTGAATGCAGGCTATCTTATTCAGACTAGTGTATTAGTAACCCCTAGTACAGCAAGTGGAGACTCATTCAATGCCGTGCAGGGCACCTTAATTTATATGAAATATAGCTCATATCTGACATTATCAGGAAATGTTACCGATATGAATGCTCCTGGCACTGATGTGAGAGTATACAAAGTAACATGAAATCTTTGTGGCGTAATGTCCATACATTTTCAACAAGCAAATCACACAGGCTTTTTCTAAAAAAGCGAGATCAAGTATGCGCGCCAAACCTTAAGGGTCCAGCGGCTTCCCGGTTTTCCAGTCCAGTCCCGGTTCGTGGGCAACCCATGCAGTTTCCCCGCAAAAGGAACAGGGATGATGCCAGTCCCAAGAACCCCATATGTTGGAGCCATCTGGCGGAGTGAAAGGGGCCATTCGTCCACACTTTGAGCAGATCACGGTAACTTTATACAAATCCAAATCCATATCATCACCTCAAAAAGATTATACCACAGATAGGCGGTGCTGCCCATGAGTAATGAAAAATGTATCATAGACCCACAGCGGGATTGTTTGGGCCTGCAAAAAGCAAACATGCTAGAAAAGCAGATGGAAAAATTGCAGGAACAGGCAAGAGACACCCATGGAAAACTGTTTGACCGGATTCGAGACCTGGAAAAGGCAGAGGCCGCCCGGAATGAGCAGTATGACAACATCATGGAAAAGCTGGACAAGCTGATCGCATGGCAGGAGACAGAACAGGCCAGCCCAAAGAAGCGCTGGGATTCCATTGTGGATAAAGTGATTTGGGCGGTCCTGGCGGCAGTAATTACGTTTATTCTGGCCCGAATCGGGCTGTAAAAAAGAAAGGAAGTACATATTATGAACAAGACTATCAACGAGATCATTAACAATTACACCAGTGGCAAGACTCCCGTGGAGGACACCAACAAGGCACTGAAAAAGGCCGGTGCTGGATTTTCCTTTCAGCCTGGAAAGAATGCCCTGACGGCTGAGGAGATCGCGGCTACTCATGTGGGTCCCCGACCCAACGACGCCACAGGCTACGGCCTGATGTCCAGCGGCACCAGCACGATGGACAAGGTGCATGTCGTAAAGGGAAAGCTGCAGGGTGGAGCCGTCAACACCGTCGGCTCCGATGGTATGCCTAACGAGTGCGATATTGTCTATATTGGCGGTCAGGTGTGGCAGGTGTACGGTGACGAGCTGGGCAACCTTGCGCCTGAGAAGGCTCCCTGGTGGGCCTCCATGCACACCTTTGCTGGCGCTGTCGCGTGGCAGGAGGAGATCGACAAGTACATCCCCGAAAAGGATATGGTGTACAACCGGCCCAAGTATCATGGCGTGGACGTGGTGAAGGGCTCCCTGCGGTACATCTATGCTGAGGACGGGTCCTGCAAGTATCAGCCCAAGTCTATGGCGGACTACGACAAGGACCACGGGAGGGTTTAATCTATGGATGTTTCTTCTCTCGGCATCACCGGCGTGGCGGCGATCACCGTCATTTGCCTGCTGATCGGGCAAGGCGTGAAGGCATCCGGGCTTGACAACAAGTGGATTCCCATTGTCTGCGGAGTGTTCGGCGGCGTTCTGGGTGTTGCGGGCATGTTCATTATGCCAGAATTCCCCGCCACGGATTACATCACCGCTGCGGCTGTCGGCATCGTGTCTGGCCTGGCGGCTACCGGTGCAAATCAGGTTTTCAAGCAGCTGGGGAGTGGTGGAAATGCCTGACCATCTGGCGGTAACAATCCCCCTGAAAGATATCCAGCGCATCCAGCTTTACATCAACACCGCTCGCCGGTCTCTCTCTAAAATTCAGAGGGAGACCGGGGCGGATTACATCCTCAACGGCACGCTCTACAACATGAGCACGTTTGCACCTAATTGTCACCTGAAAGTAGACGGGAAGGTACTCTGCAAACCGGATTACACAGTCTCCGGCTACTCCTGGAATGATGGGCCGGACATTTCTATGGACACGCTGCCAGACGCCTCTCAGCGCAACTATATCACTTGCACACCGCTGATTGTTTCCGGAAAGCCACTCTCCAAATTGATCTATGACGAGGGGCAGGGCGGCAAACGTGGGCGCTCTGCCATTGGCGTCAAGGACGGCTCTCTGGCCCTGTACTGTACGAGGGACGGAGGGAGTCTGACCCGGACGCCGGAAGCCCTCAGAGACGATTTGGCGGCGGCAGGATGGGATTCCGCGGTTATGCTGGATAGCGGCGGCTCCAGCCAGTGTTATTTCAATGGAGCGGTCATCCAGAGCAGCAGGAACGTGCATGATTTGATTCTGGTCTATCTCAAGAAAGGGGAGACAACTGTGGGAAAGAAGAAGGTGGTCCTGGACCCGGGCCATGACGCGGGAAACCTCGCCAACAAAAGCCCGGACGGAACCTATTATGAGCATGAGTTTGCCCTGGACATGGGGAAACGCATTCAGAGCATCCTGGAGCGGCATAGCGTTGCCGTCACCATGACCAGAACTGGCGGCGGGGAAGTCAGCCTTGCGCAGCGGTGTGCGATTGCAAACGCCATCAAAGACCTGGATTTGTTCGTGAGCCTGCACAGCAACGCCGCTGGAGATGGAGGCTGGTCCTCTGCCTCCGGATGGAGCGCATATGTCTACAAGACCAGCGGGAGCGGCTATGAGGCAGCAAAGGATATCCTGGAGGCCGTCAAAGACGCCGGAATTACTGTCAGGTCTACACCGATTGTGGCGGACTCGTCGCTGTATGTCTTGAAAGGCACCGTGGCTCCGGCTGTTCTGATCGAGCATGGCTTCCACACCAATCAAACAGACACAGCAAATCTCAAAAACTCCGCATACCGGCAAAAACTGGCGGAAGCGGAAGCAAAGGGCATCCTGAACTATCTGGGGATTGCCTGGAAGGAGGAAACTGTGGACAATCCTTCTGAAAGTGATCTGGCGGTCCAGTGGGTGCAGGAGAACGGCATTATGCTGGGCAACACGAACAGCGACATGATGCTGGACCAGCCCGTTACCCGCAGGCAGTTTGCCGTGATGCTGTACAGGTATCACAATTTGAAGTAAAAGGACGTGAACCAATGAGCGCAAGAGTGAAATTACCACCACCGCTAGATAAACTCTTGCGCTCTCAGTTAGAAAGAGTTATTGAAGAGGCAGCGTTCCATACAGACGATGAACTGATCGCAAGGCGGCGCATCATTGATAAGTGGAATCAAATTGATGTAGCGGCAGAATTGGGCTGGTATCGGAGCACAGTTAGTGACCATGAAAAGTACATATTCCAAAGGGTTGAGGAAGTAGCAAAACAACTCTATACAAACAAGGGAGCCGGGAATTAACCCAGCTCCTTTTAATTATGCTTTCTGTTTAATTTCCTGCTCAAACTTTTCCATCAAAGCAACTACTTCTTGATATTTTTGAGGGTATTCCTTTTTCAGATCACCTATCAATTTATACTTTGAACTACGATGAACCGGTGTCTGCTTGTGCGTTCTAATATAGCAGACATCATTAAGACCTAAATTTGGATAATCTCTTGGGTCAATTCGGAGATCATAGTCTGGGTCTCTATCTTTCGGATTTTTTATTGTGGAGACTGGCAACACTGTATAGTCATTATTTCTCGGCCCATATATGATTAGCGCAGGCCTTGCCTTAAAGGCCATCATTCCACTTTTCACATCATAGAACTGCATTGAAAACAGGTAAACCTTGCCTGCTTCACTCATACTGCGGGGACCTCCCCCGGCGGGATGTCTTCAAATTCGTCATAGTACATTCCCCAAATGTGATCAAATGGGCGCACTTTTTTTGCGTCCTCCATAATATCCTCTAGTTTCAGCTCAACGTTTCCGGGGTCATCTGGATAAAGCCCCTTTCTCGCGTTTTTCCATGAAATTTCCTGGTGAGAAAGTTGGCTTAGACTCCAGGACTCGATCGGTCCATATTCCTCCAATATTGCGTTCAAAATAATAGAAGCTTCTGGTGAGACGTCATTTGTTATGGCTTGAATGCCACTATTGGAATATACCTTTCTTACATCCGGAGATACCGGGCCGAACTTCCACCCTTCAAAACTTTCATAAAAAAGAGGCCGCCCAGAAATTGCAAGGCTTTCTCTCTGTGCAAGATAAAGGAGCTTGTGGAGTTTCATTTCATCCAGCAGACTCCCGCCAGAAATAGATTTGTATTCGTTAAATAAATAGTTAGCTGCATCAATGATTCGAACCATATTGAGGCCTCCTTCCTCCTATTATATCCACCATGTTAAAAATGAATCGTCTGCTGCAATCAGTACGGCTCACTGCGGGTGGGGATAAGACCTTACTCTGCGTGTTAGTATAGGCTGTGGCAACTGTCTAGGATTCTACACTCTTATTATATCTCAAAGAAAATGAATGTCAATTATGCGGAGTAACGAAGTTACATTATCACGCATTTCACATAACTCCCACACAACTCCCGCATGGATGCCACCCATGCGGGGATTTTTTATGCGACAATATAGACATGGAGGACGTGAGGAACAAGGGCTGTACACGTCGCAGTCCTCCTCACGGACTCCTTATTTTGTTGCAAAGGACGTGTTATTTTGCTTGTGAATGGGTCTGAGCTTGTCAAGCGGCTGGTAGCCTGCGGATGGACCACATCCAACGCCGCTGACACCTGTTTTCAATATGCGGCAGAGGGGAAATTTTCAGAATTGGAGGCGTTCATCCGGCAGCAGGAATTGTTGTTCGATGACCGGCGTGAATATGCGGTTTGAATTTTACAACGAAAACCCAGCCGGACGTAATGTTGGGGATTGCACAGTCAGAGCGATTTCTAAAGCCCTGGGCCAAAGCTGGGACGCTACCTATTGGAATCTCTGTATTGAAGGAAACCTGCTCAAAGATATGCCGTCAAGCAACGCTGTCTGGGGAGCCTATCTGCGCAGGCAGGGCTTCGAGAGGGATATTGTCAGAGATGATATGTCCGTAGCGGATTTCGCAACAGAGAACCCACATGGGACCTATATTCTTGCTCTGTCCGGCCATGTGGTCTGTGTCCAGGATTCTATTATATATGACACCTGGGACAGCGGGAATGAGATCGTTTTGTATTACTGGCAGAAAGGATGACGTGATATGGCCTATTATCCGCAGTATTACCCTCAGCAGCCCTATCCCTACCAGCCACCCATGATGGATAACCTTGCCCAGCTCCGGGCGGGGCAATATCAGCAGCCGGTTCCCCCGCAGACGCCGCAGCCTATGCCGCAGCAGAGCGGTCAGAGCATGGTTTGGGTCAGCGGACAGGCGGAGGCTATGTCCTATCTGGTGGCTCCCAACAGTGCTGTTGCTTTATGGGACAGCAATGCGCCCACCATCTATCTCAAACAAGCGGACGCGTCTGGTAAGCCCAGCATCAAAATTTATGATCTGGTGGAGCGCGGAAATGCTGCGCAGACGGTCCAGGCGGCCCCTCAGACACCTCCCGTGCGCTATGCCACACAGGATGACCTGGATGCCCTTGCGGCCCGTGTAGACGCTCTGAGCGCGAAGGAGATGACTCAGGCGAGACCGACCAACAAAAAGCCTGCAAAGGAGGATGCTGAATGAATCCGTTTTTCAACGCTATGGGCGGAAATAAGCAGCCCAACATGATGCAGCAGTTTCAGCACTTTATGACCCAAATGCGCGGGAAAGACCCCAATGCAGTGATTCAGGACATGATGCAGTCCGGGAAAATCACCCAGGACCAATACAACCAGGCCCGCCAGCAGGCCCAGCAGATGCAGGGCATGTTTGAGGGGATGCGGGGGATGTTCGGAAAGTGAAACAGGAAGCGAAGAAGTGAAGTTCACTTTCTGCAAAATGTGAAGTCAATTTGCTAACTATACTTAACATTTTTCCTGTAATTTTGCAAAGTACAGTTTACATTTCTTTATCTTGATCAAAATCCCGGCCGGGTTTTGAAAATAAATATACAAAGGAGATTACATCATGAGTCTTTCTTCTGACGGCGGCACTGTTATGACAATGCCGGTTACTCCCGCTTATCAGGGCGGCGGTAATGGTGGTTTTGGCTGGGGTGGCGATTGGGCCTCCTGGATTATCCTGTTTCTGATCTTCGGCATGTTCGGCTGGGGCGGTTATGGCGGCGGCTGGGGTGGTAACTCCGGTAATGGCCTGGGCTCTCCATCCGGTCAGGGCTGGGCCACCCGTGCGGACATTAACGAGGGCTTTGCTCTGAACAACCTCCAGAGCGGCATCAATTCCATCCAGAACGGAATCTGTGATAGTACCTACAGCCTGACCAACGCCATCAACAATGGATTCCACGGTGTGGACACCGCCATGTGCAATCTGGGCACCCAGCTCCAGCAGTGCTGCTGCGACAACGCCCGGGCCATCGACGGCGTAAACTACAACCTGGCAACCCAGACCAACGGCATTCAGACTGCCATTCAGGGTGTTCGGTACGATATGGCTACCCAGGCTTGCGACACCCGCAACACCATTCAGAACAGCACGCGGGACATTATCGACAACGCCAACGCCAACAGCCGGGCCATTCTGGATTTCCTGACTCAGGACAAGATCGCCACGCTGACTGCTGAGAACCAGTCCCTGAAATTCCAGGCTTCTCAGGCGGCTCAGAATGCGTTCATTACTGCCAACCAGGAGGCGCAGACCGCCGAGCTGATTCGCCGCATCAATCCTATGCCCGTTCCGGCCTATCAGGTTCCGAACCCCTATGCCGGTTGTGGGTGCTATAGCTCCTGCGGCTGCGGCTGCTAAAACCACATACATCAGCTTTCCGGCATGACCGGAATGTTCGGCCCCGTGCCGATACTACAACAACGCGGCGGGGCAATGGCTCCGCCGTATTCTTTTATGAGAAAGGATTGATTTTATGGCTGAATTTACAAATGTATTTGTTCAGCAGATCGCGGCTAATGGGAATGCAGTTTTCAGCGAAACGCCCGTTTCCGGCTCTAATTGTATTGTCCATCGGGATGGTTCTGGCATCATCACTCTGCGGGGGATGACGAATCAGTGCCGTGCCCGCTACAAGGTGGTATTTGGCGGGAATATTGCCATCCCGACCGGTGGGGCGGTGGGCCCCATCTCCGTCGCTATCGCCGTGGAGGGCGAGGCCCTTGGAAGTGCGACAGCTGTTGTGACGCCTGCGGCAGTCGAGGACTTTTTCAATGTATTTGCCGCCGCATTTATTGAGGTTCCCCGGGGCTGCTGTGTGACAGTGGCTGTCAAAAACACCTCCACAGAGACGATCGAGCTGGAAAATGCCAACGTGATCGTTGAGCGTGTATGCTGAAAGGAGATAACAAAATGAAAGCACTGTATGAGCTGAAAGAGAAGTTTGAGATGGAGCTGGAGGAACTAGCTCGGAAGGGAGAGCTGGGCGCCGGCGATTTGGAGCTGGCACACAAGCTCACCGACACCATCAAGAACATTGACAAAATCTGTGCTCTGGAGGAAGATGGTGGTTACTCTGAGGCAGGAGACTGGGAAGGGCGCGGGTCTTACAATCGCGGTTCCAGCTATGCCAATCGCGGCAAGCACTACGTTCGGGGCCATTACTCCCGAGATGGTTACAGCAATCGCGGCTACAGCCGTGAAAGCGGTTACAGCCGACATGACGCAAAAGAGCAGATGATGGTCCAGTTGGAGGATATGATGGGCTCTGTGTCGAATGAGCGGGAGCGTGAGGCTATCCGCCGCTGCATGGAACAGCTGGAACGTGAGTAAGGGGGTGCCGCCATGAATGGCACCAACGAAGCGCGGGAAGGCTCCCGAGAATGGCTCCTTTTAAAAATTGCGGAATGCATGGTTGAACCAATGAGCGAACGGACGGCAGAACGTTTAAGCACTTACAGCGGAGCGTACAACGCTATCTGCCAATGGGAAAACGGAAAGCCTCCCGATTCCAATTCAGCTAAACCGTTCACCCAGGAAGAAGCAAAAGAGTGGACCAGCGCAATGCAGAATGTAGACGGCACTACCGGTCCACACTGGACGTTGGAACAAACCAACCAGATCATGACGCAGAGGGGAATCAACTGTGACCCATATCAATGGTGGGTAGCTATGAACATGGTCTATTCGGATTACAGCAAGGTTGCTAAGAAGCTCAATGTCAGTAACATCGACTTCTATGCCGAAATTGCGAAAGCGTTTCTGGATGACCAGGACGCCGCTCCCGACAAGCTTGCTCGGTACTATGAGTTTGTCGTGAAGCACTGATGATAGTCCCCGCTCTCTCATGAGGGCGGGGATTTTAGTTAGCATTTTAGTTAGCATTTACTTGTGACAACAAGTATTTTTCATATCTAGATAAGAACTGCCAGTTCTAAAATAAATCTTTTTGATTTGCTCGCAAACCATTGAAATACAAAGAAAAACCACGCAACCATTGATGCTACGTGGTTTTCTGTTTGGCGCGGAAGGAGGGATTTGAACCCTCTTTATAATCTGTAAAACCGTTTGAATACAATGGTTTTTGCTTCCAGTTAGCGTTTTAGTTAGCGTTTTTATTGTAAAAATCAAACATAGCCGTTTGATATCTGGAAATATCTTTCTTGGCTATGTGCGTGTAAATTTTTCGCATGGTTGACAGATCAGACCATCCACCTATTTCCATGGCAATCTGTTCAGGGATTTGCAGGTGATATGCCAACGATGCAAAACTGTGTCGTAGTCCGTGTATGGTGACATCGGTTATGTTGTTCTCTTGGCAAATACGATGGACATGATCCAAGAAATACGACCTGCTGCAACTCATAACTGGACCAAATGGTTTCCTGTCTCTTTCGATCGCCTGCTTTAGCTCTGGAATTAGGATCGGAACATTTCTGGAAGATTCTTCGCTTTTGTTCTGATTTTTAAAGACCATTTTATGGTTTTCGTTTGGAACCACAGCCCCTTTAGTTCGGATGAAATCCGGATTTTTTTTGATATCCTTCCAATCCAATGCCTGGATTTCTGAGAGGCGCATGGAAGACAGTGCCAATAGTGCAATAACAGCAATCTTTGTAGAATAGACAGCAGAAACAAAAGTTGGGATTTCATCCGCATACAAAAATGCGGTGTCTTTTACAATAGGAGCTGGGGTTGATACATCCGGTATAGACATCTTTGTGTTTTCTTTTATGATGGTCCTAATATATGCCAGCGAGTTTTTGATGGTTTTAGGAGCTGCACATGCAGATTCATCGTTCACGATTTTCTGCCAATCTTCTTCTGACAGCCTTGCAAGCTCATAGACATCAGTTTTCATAATGCGCTGAAACCTATGTTTTTTGATGTTCTGATATCCGCGGATCGTGGCAGGAGAAAGCACGTTGCTTTTTGCGTCGCAGTTGTTTTGGATTGCATCTTCCAACGTTAAAGATGTTGCCTTTGCTTCGCTTTTTTCAACACGTTTACCAGCTAGATACTCCGCCTTGACTGCCTGTGCCTCTCGGATGCATTTCTTTCGGTCAAAGTCCGATATGCTGACGCTCTCTCCGCCTAAGCGCAATTGGATGAACCATTTTCCGGATGATAACTTTCTTGGCTCTGGAACTTTCACAATATTGCCTCCTAGAAACACGCCGCCAGGGGATTCCTGACGGCGGCTTTTTTACTGTGCTCTTTTTAACTCATTGATCTGCTGGGTATGTAGCTCCACCGCTTCTTCCAGATCGTCCACTCGGTCCTCCAAGATGTCCACAGCCTCTTTAGGAACCGGATTGATCTGCTCGCTGAGGGCTTGAAATTTTGGGTCAAAGTAGGCTTCCATGAGCACCATAGTTTCACCAATGATTTCCTTCTTCTGCTCAGTCATCATATCCTTGACCGTGCCGATGATTTCTTCTTTCTGCTGTGCCATCTTCTGGTCCATGCGGGATTCTAGCCCGGCCATTAGCTGTGCAATAGCCTGTAAATCTTTTTTATCGAGCATAATAGTATTTTCCCCTTCTATTGCTATTAAGAGAAAGCGATGATATAATCATAATTGAGGTGGTCGTCTTTATGGAGAACGAACTTATCAAAAGCAAAGCTGGAATGTCATTCCATCTTGATGGAGAAAACGAGATTGACGCAACGTTACTTTCTCATATGATCTCTGACATGGTTGAATATACAAAAATTATGGCAAGAGAAGTGAATCCGGACGCTTACCTTAAAATGAATGTTACTGCGTTCAAAAATGGAAGTTTTGAGGTTCTATTTTCTGCTGTCTGTGAAACTGCCGAGACGCTCTTTACCGGTGTAGGCGCTGCGGCAACCACTGCTGGTGCGGTGATTGGCGCACTTAAAGGCGGCATCGAAATAAAAAAACTTTTAAGAGGGAAGCCTGCGAAGTCCGTTGATAAGCTTACAGACGGGAAAATATCTGTTGAGTCTGAGAGTGGAGAAAAGATAATTGCCCCCTCTGCCAGCCAAGTTGTGATGTATAATATACAAGCGGACCAATTGATTACTAATATCTCAAATTACGCAAAAATGCATAATCCGAATGGCGGGTTTACCGTTTCGGATGAATCTGGAAGCGTGTATTGCTCATCGTCCGATATATCTGTAATGGCAAAGCCATCCGATATAACTGAAACGTCAGCTTGCCAAAGAAGCCGAGTTGAAACAGACCTTCTAATCCGGAAACCCGATTTAGAGGGTTCTTCCAAATGGGGATTTACTTATAATGGAAGGATCATAAATGCTTCTATTGATGATGACAATTTCTTGGAATGGTTTCAAGCTCACGGTACAGTAAATCGTGGTGATCATATACATGTGACACTCGAAATATATGTCGATATTGACCCACAAGGGGTTCCTATCAAAGGAACGGAAAAATATACTGTCATAAAAGTACATGGAGAAATCTTGCACGACATGAGTAATATCCAAGGCCCGTAGACGCAGCTCTGCGGGCTTCCTTATTTATTACCGCCTTTCGGCGGCTTTTTCTTTTTGCACTTGCGCTCTCATAGCAAACATATAATTTCTGAAAGCTTCGAGACTGTTAAAAATTGGGATTACCCCGTCTGGATGCTCAAATACATTTTTTAGTTTTGTGTCATCCATGCGGCCACCATCCTAACACAAGGCCCATTGTAGAGAATACATCAGCATCTTCAATGATTCTATCTTTGTAATCAGGATTGAGAGATACTAAGCGCACCTCTCGACGATACTTGTCAACGACAAGTTTTTTACAAAAGGATTCTTCGTTTAAAAGGAAAATTCCGATTTTCCCAGGCTCAATTGTACTGCGGCTCTGAACAAAAGCTGTTGCACCGTCCGGTATAGTCGGAGACATACTGACGCCTGAAATCCTGACGCCAAACTCCGTCCCTTCCGGAACTTCATTAGCCGGGTATTGCTCCATATGAAAAGCAGGGTCATCCAAGTAGTTTCCAAGTCCGGCGGCGGACACCTGATCGAATACCTTTACATCCACAAAGCCATCACTGCGAGGCTGTATCTTCTTTTTGCCGGACTGCTTTTCCGTAGCAACTCTGGATGCATCCTCGAAATGCAGGATTGCCCTAACAGCACCTTTTCCATGATCATCTAATTTTCTATATATATCCGCTACTTCGTCCGCTTCATCTCTTTGAGGAAAGCGGACGATTTTTTTATTTTGAGGGATTTCGTCATCAAAGTCCGCCAGCCTTTTCCCCAGCGCCTTTGCAATTGCTTTCATGTTATCAAGGGTTGGAGCTTTGGTCACTCCACCAATAATTTTATTAAGGGTTCCTTTTGGTACGCCGGACTTTTCAACTAATTCATCTATAGTCATTCCGGCGTTCTTTCGATAAATAGTAATTAACTCTCCAACGTCCATTCTATTCACCTCTTGAAACTATTGTATATTAGAGGTTTTTCCGTGTCAAGAAAAATAATCCCGTTTCCGGGACAAAAATTTTTGAAACCCCATTGACAAATCCCCTAAACGGGACTATATTAAATATACGAAGTTCCGAAAACGGGACGAAAAGAGGAGGTGACACGATTGGTCTTATATCCCGTTCTGGTTGGGGAAATTGCAAAGCGCGGTATCAAGAAAAAGGTTATTGCCGAAAGCATAGGTGTTTGTGACAAGTCTTTGAACAACAAATTAAATGGGCGTGTTCCGTTTACATGGCCGGAAGTAAAACTGATTCGACATCGCTTTTTTCCTGATATGGACCCGGAATATTTATTTAAGAGAGTAGACGAAGTAACGGACGAACAGGGCGCATGAAAATAACAAAAACCGGCGAGAGTGTCGTTCCCGTCGGTCAATGCCCAAATTTGTTTACCCTATGTACTTTGCAGGCTTTCGCCGTCTACAACGACACTGCAAACTTCTTGAAGTACCAAGTCACTTTTGCGGTTTTGGTTCCGCCAATGCCTTATTGCTGACAAGCCACAAGGAGTACTTGATACGGTGGGATATGATTACCGGCATATCACCATGCGTTTTATAGCTCTTCTCTGAGCGCTCCGCCGTATCAGTTGCTACATTTTACGCCAGTTTTAAGGTGTTTTGGTAACCACCGTTGCGACCTTGTAGTAAGGGAGCAGGCATAGTCAAAAGTTGGGTCAAGGCAACCAACTCCTTTCTGTGCCTTTCGGCATCAGAAATATTTTACCAAAACCAGAATGAAAAATCAATAGACGAGCAAGGAGCATAAGGGGGTGAAACCGATGAAAAGAGTGGTTTTAAGAAACGATGGACATAACACAAAGCTGGAAATTGACGGTGTGGAAATACAGAATTTATATAGCGTAAAAATTGAAAAAACACCGGATAGCCCCATAAGAATAGAACTATCCGGCTCCGTGACTAATGAAGTCCTAGTTGAGATTTAATGATTTCTGTTACTAAATAAAGATGCCCCGCCGGGTGAGGCAACACCCAGCGAGGCGGCAAACCTAATTGAAGCAACCAATCAGGCTTGCAGGAAGATTGTACCACAACCTCCTTCAAGCCGCAAGAAGAAGGAGGAAAAAATGTCTGATTTGACAACCAAGGATTTAAGGCGGGATATTTCCCGTGTCAAGCGAGAGGTGGACAAGATAGACCGGGCAGCTCACGGCATGACATTTGAAGAGTTAATCCGGCTGCTGGCATTCCCTAAAAAGGGCGTTGCAGCGGACGAGTTGCTTTCAGATCAGGACATAGGACAAACAGGAGATTGAAGTGGCGGTTTTTAAAACGATTGTGTTTATGATCTATATTTTATGTGCAGCAGCCGCCACCTATTTTAAATATGAGAAAGAGAATGACGAGGCATTATGGTGGCTTGGGTGGGCTATCATTTTTTACATGACATTCGTTTCTTATGGATGGTGAGGGGGTGAGAGAGATGGAGGTTGGCCCTACTATCAAGGCATATATGGAGGCGCACGGAATTAAGCAGATTTTTATTGCTAAGAAGTGCGGATGGACTGCCCAGAGACTGAGTAATGTCCTCAACGGGAAATCTCCTATGACAGTGGAGGCTTACAAGGATATTTGCAAATGTATAGGTGCTCCATATGAGTTATTTTTAGAAGACTGAAGGTGGATTTTGTGCATCACTATATCACAAAGTATCAAGAAAATGGAATTATGTATGCTGAGGCGTGGTTTCAGATCAATCTGTTTGGTAGATGTTTCTGCTTTTGGAGGGTAAAGATAAAAATTTAGGGCCCCCGCTGCTACAGGAGCCCTACGCGATTTACTTCTTTTCCCATTTGTGCCCAGATTCCTGTGTGGGCGGGAGTCGGTCACCGGGATCAATGTGTACTGTACGGGGCTCAGAAACTTGACCACCGCGGGGGCCTACTTCGACATAGGTTCCGCTGGGCTTGTTGTCTTCACCAGGCTTGTACAACGGCTTAGGCATAGTAGAACCTCCTTTCTTTAAGATATAGAGGACAAGAGACAACTACTCCTCAATTACAATCATAACATACTATGTTATAAAAATCAATATATTGTATAGAAAATATGTTCTATGCAATATGTGGGTAGCGATTTAGACCAGGGAGTGGAATGGGTTTTGATAAGAAGATTATAGACCGAACAGGAGATCAGACCAATGAATAGCTTTAAAGTAACAAAAGATCACCGTATTTTACTGAATGACGTGGAGATTGATCATGTTCTTGGATTTGATCTTCACATTGAAGCAGGAGAAGACCCGGAAGTTGTTCTGCGATTCTTGGCTTCAAACATTGATATTGATGATTACAGAGACTACTGATACAAGAGCTAGGCGAAAGGAACAATAAAAAGCGGGCTGCCTCTGGCGGTAACAGAGGACAGCCCATGACACCACGTGAAAGGGCCACGAGGTATCGGAGACAGTATAACACATCCTCCGGCCTCTGGCAAGAATAGGAGGATATTTTTGTGAACGAAAAAGACAGTATCAAAGACCTGGAAGCCCAGGCGCGAAACACGAAGCACCTGATGGACAAGCTCAACCGTGCGGCGTATGGAATGACCTTTGATGAAGCAATCCGGCTGGGCAAAGAAAATCCCCCGCCGTGTTCGCAGCACGACGAGGGCAAGGGTTGAGGTGAGGCCCTTTTGAATAAAGTATATCGCCTCCAGAAGGAAAAAGCAAGGGGGAGGTTTATGCCAAAAGTTAAATTAGCCAGAAATCTACGTAAAGAGACTAGGCTTGATATCCTGAATCAAATCATCAAGCACAGGATGATTGACGAGAGACTTGAGACGCAAGACCAATTGGCAAGCTATTTAGGAATTGACCGATCTTCTATCAACAAAAGGATTTCTGGGGAAACAAAATGGAAATATGACGAGCTATGCAATCTATTTTCTCTTCTTCACTTTAGCCCAGAAGAGATTGCAAAAGCGATGGGAGCAAAGTTATGAGCAATTTAACATTTTTCTTTGTACTGCTGGGAGTATGCACATTTACCAGGGGCCTTTTCTGGGTGGTGGACAAGCTGGAGGGGCGGGTATGAAGCGACGGCTTACCCGTGAGGAGCGACGGCGGCGCAGTAATCGAACGCTGCGGATTCTTACATATCTTTGCTTCGTTGGGCTTCTGGCAATCTGGTTAATTGGATTCCTGGCGCTGAATGTGGATGCGGAGCCTCCGCGCCCGGAACACACAAAAGCCACCATGCCGGAGATCACATTGGACGAGCTGGAGGCGGCTGAAAATGAACTCATTGAGGCCGCGCTGTTGGCCCGCTCAACCAAAATGGAGGACGTGACCATCACCTTCTACTGCTGCGAGGAGCGCCCACACATCTGCGGGACAGGCTCCGGCATCACTGCCAGCGGACGGCGCGTGACTCCGTATGTGAGCTGTGCTGTAGACCCTGCCGTGATTCCGCTGGGCAGCACCATCATGATCGAGCGCAACGGCGAAATGCTGTATCTGCGGGCGGACGATACCGGCCCTGCTATCCGGGGAAATCGTATAGATTTGGCAGTCCAGGGGCACCAAGAGGCCTTATCACTGGGTGTGAAAACGGCTGATATTTGGTGGTGCGAGGAATGAGCCTGATTGAGGATTCGGTTTCCGCACGTAAAGCCCATATGACCTACGGGCAATGGAAATTGCTTCACCCTGGAGACCCACCGCCAAGAAAAGGACATCCATCAATTGGAACCCGGTACTGTGAGGTGTGCGGCGCAGTTTTGAAGCGACGGCAAAAACGATTCTGCTCTGTCGATTGTTCCGGCAGGGTTTGGAAACAGCAAAAGCGGAAGGATGCGAGATGAAAAAATATCCAGAATGCAGTCAGTGCACACACACCCTGAACCCCGTTCTGGAAGATGACTGCAAAAAGTATTACATCGTAGACGGGGAGATTTACTGCAAATTTTGTTTCAAAGACTACGTTTTAGACTGGATAGACACGAATTTAGATGAGATTGCCGGAATGATGGACATACCGGTAGTCAGAGTGGAGGAATAACAATGTTGAAACCATACCATGAGATGGTGCAGGTTGATGTACTGCCTCGCTGCGATTACCGAGAGGCGAAGGACGATAACGGGAAAAAAATCAAGGTTCCTTATCTGAACTGGGCCACCTGCAAATCTATGCTCCATGAGAACGGAGCAGAAACTGTTTACTTTACACCTTTGAAAACATTGGAGGGCAGCTATCTTTTTACCTCTGCCGATGTGGCAAATAAAGATGGAAGAAAGACCGGATGCTGGTTTGTGTCTGTTGAGGTACACATTGATGATTTGGTATTCACGATGGATATGCCCCTGATGAATGGGTCATTAGTAGTGTACGAAGATACACTCAATCAGCTTAGAATCTCCAACGCCCACGCAAGAGCGTTTGTCAAAGGCGTTGCCATCCATACAGGCCTCGGATTTAATCTGTGGACCACAGAAAAGGACACAGAACGGGATAGTGACGATTTGAGCGGACATAGTATTTGGTCCATCAAAGAACGCATTGAGCGGTTGATTACCGCAAAAGAGAAAGCTGGATTGGACCATAGAGACCTTTTGTCGACACTGAATCTTAATGATAAGCAATTCCGCACACTGATGTTGCAATTCAACAACATCGCTACCCTAGAACAGAAACTTCAGCAATTATGATTCACGATCATGAAAGGTCTGGCTGGTTTGGTGCCAGCGATACAGGAAAAATCGTGGGGAGCTGGGAAACACCCACATTTGAAAAGTGGTGGATGGTAAAACTGGGCATTCGACAAGAGGACTTTACCACAGATGCAATGCTGACAGGAACAGCTTTTGAACACAGAATCCTGGAACATATCGGCATCCGGAAAATGGACCGTCAAATCAGAATTCCTCGGCTATGTCTTCGCATTAATCTGGATGGCGAGACCAAGGACGAAATCAGCGAGGTAAAAACTTATGGAAAGGACCATTTTGTAGTATCAAAAGCCTATTGGCAGCAGTGCCAAGCAGAGATGTTCGGCGCAAAGAAGCAATGCCGTATTGTTGCATATCATCTGCTTCCAGAGGACTATCTTAACTGGTTTTCCCCTATCGATGATGCCAGAATTTCTTACTACCCAATCCAATACGACGCGGAATGGGTCAAGACAGAATATTTGCCCCGTCTGATTTATTTGTCGAATTGCTTGAAAAAAGGAGTGTGGCCTAATGCAGACGAACAACGTACGCTGGCAACAGGACAGTGATGGCACCTGGGTTTGTGTTCAAGTGTCCCACCGGCAGGCGTTGGATGTCTGTAGCAGCATCCGCCCTGGAAAGACTTATGACGTAACCATCAAACCCCACAGAGAGCGCCGCAGCCTGGACGCCAACGCTTATTGCTGGGTGCTGCTAGACAAACTTGCGGAAGTCCTGCAGGTAAAGAAAGAAGACCTTTACCGGGAGTACATCCGTGACATCGGAGGAAATTCCGAGACTGTCTGCGTTCGAAATAAGGCCGTGGACAAGTTGGTGGATGGCTGGCGGCACAATGGAATTGGCTGGCAGACGGAGACGTTCCCAAGTAAGATCAGTGGCTGCACCAATGTCACACTCTACTACGGCTCCAGTACTTATGACACTGTTCAGATGTCCCGTCTAATCGACCTAATTATTGACGACTGCAGAGAGCAGGGAATCGAGATCTTACAGCCAGAGAAACTAGCAGCGATGATGGAGGGATGGGATGAACAAACTCACTAAGGCCACATCCATATCTCCGAAGGTCAAGCGGGCCGTGTGGGAGCGGGACAACCACCTGTGCATTTTCTGCAGGAGGCCCGGCGCCCCCATTGCTCACATTGTACGCCGCTCTCAGGGCGGTCTTGGCATTGAGAGAAACGTTGTTACGGCCTGCCAGAAATGCCATAGAGAGTTTGACGAGGGCCGCAACCGGGAGACCATGTACGTACATGCCATTTCCTATCTAAAATGCTTTTACCCTGACTGGAACCGGGAGGATATGATCTATCGGAAGGGGGAGAACCCATGACCCAATGTGAGCGCGTTTTACAGTACATGCAGGACTTCGGTTCCATCAACCCCATGCAGGCGCTAGGCGACCTGGGCTGCTACCGTTTAGGGGCCCGCATATACGACCTGCGGCAGGGCGGACACCACATCACCCGCCGCATGGTCTCCGCAAAGAACCGTTACGGCGAGAGCGTCAGCTACGCCGAGTACAGATTGGAGGACAACAATGCTCAATAGAATCATTTTGCAAGGGCGTCTTTGCAAAGACCCGGAGCTGCGCCGCACCGGAAACGGCACCGCCGTGACGTCGTTTTCCCTTGTCGTGGACCGGGACTTCAAGTCCCAATCCGGCGAGAAGGAGACGGACTTCATTGATATTGTGGCCTGGCGCTCTACCGCTGAATTTGTCAGCAAGTACTTCTCCAAAGGCCGCATGGCTGTTGTGGAGGGCCGGCTTCAAATCCGGGACTGGACGGACAAGGACGGCGGCAAGCGCCGCAGCGCCGAGGTGATCGCGAATAACGTCTACTTTGGGGATTCCAAGAAAGATGACCAGGGCTCCCGTCCTGTCTCCCACGGTGTGGACGTTTCCGCCTCCGACTTCGCAGAGATCAGCGAGGAAGACGGCGAGCTGCCGTTTTGATGGGAGGTCTATCAATGAAATATACACTGTTTGTTATTGATGGTGGTTATCTGGACGATGCAAACGATACGGTAACTATTCAAGGGGTGCGTGAATGCGAACTTCCCGCTTTGCTCCGGTTGTTTACCGCAGGAAAGAACAACTTTGACGTTGTAGTTCGACGCTCCGAAGAGGAGTAAGGCAATGGCGGAAAAAAAGGAATATGTCAAGCTTTGGATGAGCTACGAAAGCTATTTCGAGCCGTACAGTGACGGTGAAGTGGGGCGTCTGGTGCTGGCCATGATGAAATATCGTGCGTCGGGAGTGGAGCCAGAATTCAACGGGAATGAACGGTACGTTTGGCCAGCCATCAAAAGGGACATCGACGAATCTTTGCAGGCGCAAGAGGCAACCGCCACAACCAACCGGGAAAATGGTAAAAAAGGCGGAAGACCACCTAAGGGAGAAAAACCGAATTGGTTTACTGAAAACCCAAAAAACCCAATGGGTTTTGAAGAAAGCGAAAAAAGCCATGGACAAGGTCAAGGACAAGGTCAAGGACAAGGTCAAGGACAAGGTCAAGGACAAGGTCAGGGTTGTCCCCCCCTACCCCCCCCACTGCCAACAGGAGCGGAAGCGGAGGTAGTGTCTGACTATCTGAACCGGGTAAACCCATCCGCGTCCCCGTCCTCCCTTGACGAACTGCGCGGGTTTGCAGAAGTCATGGGTGCAGAAGTATGCCGGAGGGCCTTTGACATCGCTCTGGACAGCAAAGCGGCCACATGGCCGTATATCCGCAAAATCCTGCAGGACAAGCAATCGCGCGGCGTCCGGTGCCTTGCGGATTGGGATGCACTGGAGAAAAAGCGGGAATCCGGCAAGAATTCCTCAGCGGAGAGCGTGAATAAAAGCGCCTGGGGGTATGTGAAATGAACAGCAAGCGCAAGGGAAAAGAGGGAGAGCTTCGCCTGGTCCACTTCCTGCGGGAGCACGGCTATGAGTGCCGCAGAACGGCACAGTACTGTGGAAAAACCGGAGAGGCGGCGGACGTGATCGGGCTTCCAGGCCTACATATCGAGTGCAAGGCCGTCGAACGGCTGAACGTTCGGGAGGCATTGAAGCAGGCGGTTAGAGACGCGGCTGCCGCCTTGATTCCCGTGGTGTTTCACAGGCACAGTCGGGAGGAGTGGCTTGTCACCCTTCGGGCGGAGGATTTCATGACCATTTACCGAGAGTGGGAGGCCGGACGACATGACCAGTAAGACACTGCTGCGGCTGCTCGAAATGGCGCGGAGCGGATGCACAGACAGAGAGATCGGAAAAGCGGTGGGCGCTGCCCCAGCGACGGTCAGCTACCACAGGAAGAAAGCCGGAATCGAGAGGGCCCGCGGTCAAACATACCACACTCTGTACACGCTCTATGACCGGGATGGGCAGTACCTGTTTGAAGGCAGCGTGAAGGAATGCGCAAATTTCCTGGAAATTCAGGAGCACACGGTCCGGGAATATCTGTCCAGATTCCGCGCTGGAAAGAAAACGCCTGTTGAGATTTACGCAGAGCCAGTCAGGAGGATGACATGACAGCCGAAAGGCGCGCCCTGCTGGGCGACCACGAGGCAGCGAAGCGGCTGACGGAGGCGGGGGTGCTGCTGCCGTGTCCGTTTTGCAAGGGGAATGCAAAGGTTTCATTCAAAGACCATAGATTTGTTGGCCAAAACTTCCGGGGGGACAAGAAACTTGTGTATAGGGTGCAAGTCATCTGCAATAAATGCAGAAGCAGAGGAAAGCCGGTTTTTACAGAGCCGCTCATAAACCCGAACCCGTACCTTACAAAGTGGGGAAACTGTTACACAGACACAGAAATCTGTACCGAAGAGACAAAGAAGTTTTCAGAATATGTTAAATCTGCAATACATGAATGGAACACCCGCGCGCCGATTCTGAGCGCGGAGGAGATGGAGATGCTGGAGGGGATGAAATGATTATCGCAAAAACAAAAATGAGGAAGCCTCCAGAGAACTGCAGGAAATGCGGTATCAGTATGGTTTTGTACTACGGAAGAGATTCGAAAAGAGTTTGCCCAATTCTGAGAAGAACTTGTCCAATGGAACAGAGTCACCGGAACGGGTGTATGAAATATACAAAGCCAACATGGTGTCCGTTGGAAGAGATTAAGGAGGCCCAGCCATGACGCGGGAAGAAGCGATTAAAATACTGCAGAAACGACAAAGATTTTGCAAAGTAATTTCCGACCATGCAAATGCAACCATCAAAGCCGATGAATTACAAGAGGTTGAGGCAATCGACATGGCCATCTCCACCCTCCGCCCCGTCAGCCGGGAGATGGTGGAGAAGGTGTTTCCGGGGTGTAAGCATTGCACCAAACAAAAAGTGCCTTTTTGCTATGACGGCGCAAGTGATTCCGTCTATCTCTTGACCGGAAATGGGCTTGCAGCTATAGAATCAGATTCGTGGGAATTTTTGGTGTCATACTGCCCCAACTGCGGACGACCACTTACGGACGAGGCCGTGGAGATCAGGTTGAAGGAATTGGAGGCGCTGTATGGAGATAGGTGACAGGGTCGTTTGCATGGTGAGTGGTGTCCGGGGCGTGATAACAAAAATCTACACCCCGACTGCCTCGGCAATGCAGATCATGGTGTGTACGGAAGATGGGCGATTGTATCATGCTCCGTATAGTACATGGAGATTGGAGGCGTTGAAAGATGGCAAAGGTGATTAGGGAATACCAAATAAGGCCGATGGTCTGTGGCTGGGCATTGGATATCCCGATGGGGAATACAACATTTGTCCTGCATTTTAACAGCCGGAACAATGCCGAGTTGGTCAAGGCCATCCTGGAATGGGAGGACTCACACCCGAACGAGGCGATTCCATATCAGCCCACCCTCACCCCGCCGAACGAGCCGCTAACGCTGGAAAAACTGCGGGAGATGGGAGGACAACCGTATTGGCACGTTGGGCTGCGGGAAGAAAGTCCTCCGCCACATTGGAATATCCTGGACCCCTTCTGTGCAAAGCGCATAGAGGACTACAAATACGGCGAGAACTGGATAGCCTACCGCCGCCCGCCGGAGGGAGAGGCGGACGCATGAAAGGCTGCAAGAATTGCCCGGCTTACGCAAAATGCACGGTAACATATCGAGGCTCAGCCTGTGCCGCCTTGCGTGGTACATACGGCCTTGACAGCGACCCGGAGATTATTACCAACGCCGACCGCATCCGGGCCATGAGCGACGAGGAGTTGGCAAAGACCATCTGCACCGTTGATTTTTGTGGATTCTGCGACTATGAGCGGGATAACGGGACGTGCCATTACATTGAAACGCATCCGGATGGCATCCTGTTTGACGGGTGCGTACAGGCGGCCATGAGGTATCTGCAAGCGCCCGCAAAGGAGGACACCTGATGGACTACGAAAAGCTTGTGGCTGACTTAAGAGATTGGCTGCCACCAGAAAGTGAGAAAATCCAATACGGAGAACTAGTCGGCGCGCCATATCCATACAACCTGCAAGGTCCATTGGTGTATTCTGATGGGGTATGTAACTTAGTGGAAGAAGCTGCGGATGCTATCACTGCCCTGCTGGATGAAAACGCTAGACTGAAAAACAGGAAATCAATGTGGAGGAAACTGTTGGAGGCGATTAAAAGCGCCTTTGGCTGGGGAGACAAAGGAGAGGAGAACCCTGATGGACTACGAAAAGCTGATTGAGCAATTAAAACAAAAAGACGGGCTGTGGTGTTCTGTGCCTACAG